CGCAGTTGCCCCATGATCGCGCAGCCACCGATACCGCTCCGCATCCTTCCGCAGCCGCTCGACCTCGGCGCGCAGGGCATCGCGTTCATCCATCACCTGCATGCGCATTACGTGCTCTCGTGCCCAGTCATTGCACTCTGCGTTCGTCGCACTCACCTCCCGCTCTATTTGAGCGTGCAGCTCCGCGACGATGCGGTCGTGGTCGGTGGCGAGGACATATTGAATGCCATCAGGATAAAGGTCGGTCATCTCGGTAGACGCCTCATAGATTGGCGCACGCCATATGAACCGCTTCACTGCCTCGCTCATGCGCCACCCCCAAGCAGGTCGCGCAGTTCATCTATAGCCAGCAGGGTATCGACTCCGCCATTTCGAGTGATCCTGAACAGCAGCTCCCGCGGCACACTCTCGACAGCATCGCAGTCCAGATCGCACGGACCTGTCTTCCCGCAGCATCCGCATTCGGGCTGCTCGGCTTGTAAATCCGCAGCACGCCCAGGATTGCAGACGTGGCAGCCGTCGCCGACTAGTTTCTCGCGCATCGTGCAGCCGCACTTCTGCACCTTGGTATGCTCGGGCGGGGTCGGCGCTGCGGCGAGTAGGGCGCGGGCTTTCCACGCCTCCCAGCCCAGTTGGGTGGTCGGGTCCTCATAATATCGGGTGTCACCATCGGACCTCCGCTGGATCGGCCATCCGTAGCTATCGACCCACTGCTCGAACGCTTCACGCTCATCCGGCACGTCCACGGGGGCGGCCGGCTGCCCTGGCGGGGTCGGCGCTGGAGGGGCGATAGCTGCCAAGTATCCTGGCGCCTTACCGGCCAGGCAAAGGCGCATTCGTTGACACAACTCAACCGCTACATCGCTGCCACCGACTGAGCTTTCCGGTACGTCGTGCAGGTACTCGCTAGCCTGCCCAAGAAGCTCCTTCATCCACTCGACATGCTCCAGTACCGACCAGCCTGGCTCAGTGTTGAGTACGTCGGCGATGCTCTCGTAACAGTCAGCCGCAATGGATTCGTCTGTCTCCGGCGCTGGCGGGGTGCATGGGAATTCCCACGGACCAGCGGGCGGGGTCGGCGCGGCGGCGAGCAACTGCTCGACCATGGAAGCGGCAGCCTCTTGTATGTACGCCTGAACCGCACAAGCCTGCGCCTCATCAGCGTCTTCGCCTTCGAGTTCTCTTTCTGCCGCCCGGTCGCCCTCCGCGCCTTTGCGCATCCTGGCTACGAAATTTTCCGCCTTGGCGCGCAGATCATCAGGCACGGCCACCGGGGCGGCCTGCCGGGCGTCAGCCTCATACCCCGCGGCAAGCTCAGCGGCTGCGTGGCAGGCGTCACGGTGGCCCGCCTTGTAGGCGAGCAGTTCTTCGATGTCTCCGAAAAACTTGGTCGCGTCAGTCGGCAGGCGCATTATCTGGTCGTGCAGGCTCTGCGCCGGCGCTGTCGTTTCGTTGGTCATATCGTTTCTCCATGCAAAAGGGTGCCGCACCGCCGGCGCGGGCCGGCAGCCAGACAATATACAGGTGCGAACATAAGGGATGGGGGCCGGCAACCCCGGCCCTTGGAGGTCAGGTGCGGGTAATCAGCAGGCGGGTCAGGTAGGCATGGGTGCCGTACTCTTCCAGGGTATCGGCGGTGGCCTCGTCCTGGTTGTAGATCCCGGCCTTGAAGTATAGCCAGCGGTAAGCCCAGCTGCCATCGAGCTGCTTGGCAAGGGTGGCGCTGACGCCATTGTTGGAGACGCTGACCGAGACCGTTCCGCCAGGGGTGACGTGCAGCGAGTAGGCGATCGCTTTGCTCAGGTCGAGGTTGGCCAGCAGGGTCTCGCCGACATCGGTCGGCTGATTGAAGGTGGTGCGGTACATCAGCCGCAGCTTGCGGGTGTTGGCATCCACCACGATCTTGATCGGTGGACGGTCGTTGTCGATGACATGCACCTGGCCGATACACACCCGCCCGCCGGGGGTGACCTTCTCGATCAACAGGGTGACCTTGAGGAACTGGTCGAACTGGCCAATCTGCCAGTTGAATTCGTCCTCGACACCTTCCTGGACTTCACGGAATTCCGAGCGGGTCTTCTTCGAGCCCGGGGTGGTGGCGCCCTTGGTCGGCGCCCAGAGTTCCAGGGTGCCTTCGGGGGTTTCCTCCAGGTTGCCGTTGGGCAGAACCTTCGGATTCCAATGGGTCTTGGCGAAGCCGTCGGTATCGACTTCGCTACCGGTGAAGTTGAACTTGTGCAGCTCGATCAGGCTATTGAGGGGCATGGTGATTCCTGGTTTAGAGGTGGAAGGTGAAATAGGTCAGTCGCAGCTCGAACTTCCGCCCGAGCAGCTGGAACCACTGTCGCTGGAGGATGAACTGCTACTCGAATCAGAGCTGCCGTAGCTGCCTCCACCGTAAACGCTGCCGTGGCAAGGAGCGGGGGAGTGACTGCGGCGTGCCGGCTCATCGTCGGTCAGGGCGTTGAGGGTGTGAGCCTGGAGCGCCAGACTCTGGGGATTCAGCTGATGGGCTGGGTTGGTGAAGGGATCGTCGAAGACCGGTGCCTGGTCCTTGCGCTGGTGGCCTACGCGAGTAGTACCCAGCCGGGGCTCACGGCGTCCGCTGGGGGTGGCCTGGGGCTTAGCAGCGGGTGTGGGTTTCTTGCGCTTGAAGAGGGACAGCAGGGCTTTCAGCATGGGGTTTTCTCCTGGGGGGTGGAACAGGGGTCGAAGGCAGCCCGGCGGGCACGGTTGAGCCGGCTCAGGTGGAAGGTGTAGGTGTGGCGCTCGAGGGCGCTGATAGCACCCAGGCGGTAGGCCTGGTCGATGTCGTCGAGGGCGAAGTAGAAGGCACGGTGCAGCTCGTCCTGGCTGGCAGCACAGCGCAGGGCACGCTCGCGGAAACACAGGCAGCACTCGACCTGCCGGGGAGTCAGCATCATGGGAATTTCCTCGGGCAAAAAAAAAACCGCCTGGCCACGAGGGACAGGCGGATCTAGGAAGAAACAACGGATTAAACAGATGTATCGGTACGATACCGCTTGAGAATAGCCAGCTCAAGCACCTGGAACGAGCGACCACCAACATGGGAAGCCAGGGCCACCATGACCGGCAAGGTGGCCCAATTGGGCAGCGTGGGGGCGACGATCGGATAAACATCCCACATCAAATAACCGCAGAGAATTGCAGCGAGAAACTCCGAGGCGACCCAGAGAATATTCGCCTGATACCCACGGGCAATTCGCTGGGCAATCGAAATGAAGCCGGAAATCAAACTGATGAGGAAGGCGCCAAGTAGGCTGAGAAAATCCGGATTGTTACCCCAGGGCATGGGGAGACTCCTTCGTAGTTGGCAGATGACCCATTGTAGGGAACTGCCGGTTCAACGACGAAAAAGTCTGCGGTTGTACTTGTGCAAGTTACGGCTGATCAGTTGATCGAGTTGGGTAGCATGGGCAACGGCTTCCTGCCGATCATACGTTTCTCCCTTACCCGGCAGGATGTAACAGAGGCCTTGCTGGGTCGGTCGTGCTACAACTTCGCCATTGCCTACGATTACGTTGTCGGTGATATAGGGGAGCGCCATAACAAACACCTCGCGGTTTATGGTAGTCGCCGCGAAGTGTATAAGAAGAGGACAAGCAGTTAAACAGGCAAGTGTCAACTTTCGACAGTTTCTTCGGGTTTGTCGAGTTCGGTCTGAATCACCGGAAGAAGCCTGAGAAGTTCATGCTGGCGTTCTTCGGGCATAAAATTCCAGGCATGGCTGATCGAGGCCAACTTGATGGCATTGATCAACTCGTTGAGAGCCAGGCGCTGCAGGGCAGTCATCGGAAGTTCCTTGAAGAATTCCTGCAACACCTGTCTGCTGGGTGCAGGAAGTATCAGTTGTTGAACCAGACCACATGGGTGGCCCAGGTGGGGGCATGTTCACCGCGACAGATCGAGCCGGGCTGGGCCGACTGTTCGGTTTGGTATTCTACGCCATTGCTGTAATAGCCAGTGCCGTCGTCGTCGATGAATAATCCATTGAGACAACCTTCGCGGAATTCATCCAGTGAGAAGAGGTTGTCGTCTTCCTTGACTGAGCAAACCAGGTTCATGTGCTAATCCTGTGGGGGTTGTGAACATTGGGGAGCATTCCCAGGACCATGGCAAGAGCCTCGTTGAAGCCCTCCGATCCACCGTCGCTGGAAATTTCCCAGCTGCACGGGGAATAGTAGTCGGCGATCACCAGCAGGGCGGTGACTGCCAGGTCGTAGGGTTTGCGGTTGGTCTTGCAGCACTGGAAGTTATGGATAGAGGGGGGGCCGGCGTTCCCGGCAAACGCTACGAGCTGGCGTCGCAGCACCATGGTTTCATGCCCATCATTGCCGATCCCGTTGAAGGCGATTATCTCTTCATCGATTTCCGCGGGGGAAGGATTGTCCAGCTCGCGTTGGATGGGCAGGGTTTTGCCTTCCAGCAGCGAGAAGACCAGTAGCTGACGAAAGCCGTCGCAGATCAGCGTCCATTGCTCGGGCGGGACGGTGCGCTGCTGGTCGTAATAATGGGTGTAGCCCATGGCTAGGGTTCTCCACTTGATATAAGTCAGGGACGATTCGGTATGTAATTGGTATGTGGTACGTACCACAGTACGAAATACAGATAGCAAAGCGCCAGCTCATAGCTGGCGCTAAGAATTGATAAGCCGGCGTTATCCCAGGGGAGACGCCGCGGGGCGCAAAAAAGCCCGCGCGGGGCGGGCTCGGGCGGTACGGCCAGGTGTACTAGAAAAACTCTAATGGTTCCTGTTCTGGTAGATCACGATACCGTAATTCATGGTTCATGGTTTGTAGCCAGCGTCGGTCAATGCTTTCGAAATGATGGCGCTGACGGTGGACGGCTCATTGCCGGCGGCATATTTGTTCTCTACAGCCGCATATTCCAGCGCAACGATCTGCGATTCGGGAAGGCTGATGGTGATCGATCGGCGCTTGACCCGTGCCGGCTTCTCCGTCTTTTGTTCTGGAGCCGAGGCCTCGGACTTGACCTCGAGGACCAGGGAATTTTCCTTCTGGCTTACCTCTCCGCCGAAAGGCCGGTCGACCAGCTCGGTAGTCAGCTTCTCCAGCTTGTCCTGGTCCAGGGTAGGTTTTGCGTTTGCGCGAGCGCTGAGTGGTTTAACCATGGGGGAATACTTCCTGGCAAAGAGCTTCGATTTCAGCGACGGCGCTTGGGTTGTCGGACTCGATGACCGACCGCCCTGTGACGATCACATCCCGATAGACCTTGCGGTAGTAGCCGACCGCATTGATCACCTCGATCTCGGGGATCTCGGCTATGAAGGTCAGGAACTCCTTCCGCTCAGTTTCACGAACGGAAGGGTTGGTGCTGGCCATGGTGTGGTAAGCCAGGACCCGCAGATCAGGGTTAAGGTCTCGGACTCGAATGATCTGCTCCTGTAGCTCGGCCATGGTGTTGAGATCAAACTGACTGGCCTGATGCGGGGCGATGACCAGATCTGCAGCAGCAGCGCCGGTGATCAGCTCACGGCTATTCCGGCCCGCCACGTCGACGATGACGTGGGCATATTTTTCGCCGAGTGACTTGAGGGCACTGGAGATATTGTCCCGGCGCTCGATCAGGATGATTGCTGGCTCAATTCCAGCATCCTCACGTTCCGCGTACCACTGGCAGGCGGATCGCTGCGGATCAGCATCGACCAGGCATACCTCTTTTCCCTGTTTGGCTAGCCAAACAGCGATGTTGGTGGCCGTGGTGGTCTTCCCTGCCCCGCCCTTGTTGCTCCCGATGATTGTGATCATGTGTGGTCCTGTACGAGATCATGAACCATGAGATGCTACCTCATGAACTCATAGTTATTGAACCCCTAACCATGACTCACCGGCTCATGAATTCGTGTTTAAGGGAATGCCAATCCGTGAAACATGAACCATGAACTACTGATCTATGAACAATTGTTACATGAACCATGAAACCAGTAATCACATGATCATGATCTACTGAATCACGATTCCATGAGAGTCATGGCTCACTAGATCATGGTTCGTGTACTGGTGAATCATGGTTCATGTTCAATTAATTCATGGTTAAACCTTCTCGATTATCTTCTATGGTTTCAAGGGGATGCCGCGGGCACACAGCCAGGCCGTGGTGTGATGACAGAGTCCCTGCGGTACTCGATGGTTCTCGGCCAGCGAGTACCAGTCGGTTGGTGACAGGTGTAGGCTCAGGTAGGTGGCCAGGTCTGTGTGGGCTGACCAGCTTTCTGGATGGGACTCATCGAGCACACCGACCTTGAGGAGGTCGTAGCTGAAACAGCCGGTCTCGGGCAGGGCATGGTAGCTGTCCTAGTCGACCACCTGGTCGAGCAGGTCGCCAGCAGCTTCTGCAGCGATCAGGCAGCCACCGAGGAAGCGATCGAGGGGGATGCCCAGATCCTCGGGGAAGTTGATCTGGCCGGTGTCCATCCGGTGATACGCGATCTTGCCCAGGCTGACGACCAGCATGGCGGTGGTGATCTTGCACATATATTTCTCCAGGCAAAAAAAAAGCCCGCGCAAGCGGGCTTGGTGGACCATCCTTTAAATCAGATCCAGCAGGGCGGCGGGTTGGTATCCCAGGGTTCATTGACCACGTAGCAGTGACCCACTGCATCGCACCGTTGGATCATCGCCGACTGGTAGCCGGCCATGCTCATGGTGCTGACCAGTAGACCGGTCAGCAGCAAGGAGGCAGCGAACAATTTTTTCATAGAGCTTTCCTTATACGTCTTCATCGAGAGGAACAGAGGGTACCAAAAGGATCTCGGGCAGTTGCCCGGCCGGGACTGGGTTGAGGGTGACTTCGCGCAAAGCGCTCATCACGGTCTTGAGGTTGTCGGTCGGAGCGATCTCGACAGCCTGGGCCATCAGCGCAGCTCCTTGGGTCTTGGCGCCCTGGTTGTACAGCGCTTGACCTTTACCCATGGTGAACTCGGCCTGCATGACCTTGCGCATGTTCTCCGATTTCCAGTGGGGGTAGGCGGTGTTGCGGGCCAGGGCATCGTCGAACAGGCGGATCGCCCCGGCATAGTCCTCGCGCAGTGCCTTAATGGTCGCTAGCTGGGCGGAAATGCTCGGATCGCCACGACCGGTGTTGTGGTCGACGGCGAGTTGGCCATATTGCTCGGCTTTGGCCATCAGCTCAGGGTCGCGGCTACCGGTTTGGCTGGCGATCTTAGTGTAGGCCCCGGCCATCTTGCTGTAGATCGCCTTCTTGGTGAGGTCGTGGACACCGTATTGCAGGGCTTCCTCGAAGCTGGCGATGGCCTCCTGGTCCTTGCCGGCACGCAGTTGGCTGATTCCGAGGAAGTTCAGCAGGTTCGCATCGCGCCGGCCAGTGGCTGCCATCCGGGACTTAACGAAGGCGATCGCCTCGACTTCCCGGTGTTCCTCAGTCAGGCAGCCGGCGCGCAGCAGCACGAAGTCACGCCAGGTATCACTGGCATGGTCGGACGGTTCCGGCATGGCGCTCAGGCTGGCCATGATGCCCGGGCAGGTCTTGAACCAGCCCTGGGTCTGGATGGACTTGACCATATCCCGGGTATCGGGGGCGGCCAGTGCAAGGCCGGCGCCTGTCATGCCGGCAACGAAAAAGCCGATTGCAAGTTTCGATTTCACGCAGTTCTCCTTTGGGTAAATCGGTAAGTTAGGGGGAGGATATGCCCAGTCGGACAAATTCAGAAAGTTGGCGCTAACCAGGCATTATTTGATGGAAAGCCGTCAAGCGGTCAGAAAAAACCCGCCACGCGGGCGGGTTCCGGTACAGCAGGTGTAATGGGACGGACGTCAGGGATCGCTCGGCTCGATCTCGCACTCCACCGCCGATAGGGTGATCCGTGCCTGGCACCAGGCCCCGAAGTGTTCCTGCAGGTGGGCTTTAGCCCCGGCGAGCCGACCGGGCACCTCGTCATTGTGAAGGATCGCGCTGAAGTAGCTCGACCCCTGCAGATAGGTGTTCAGGTTGACGGTCTCGCCGACCGCTTCCGGAACTTCGGTATTGGCGACAATTTTGAAGGCTTGCATAGGGTCCTCGGGGTCAGGGGGTGGTAGGGAGCGGAAGGCCCTCGATGAGGAGCAGGGCGCTATCGGCAACCCCCTCCTCCAGTTCTCCGTCTTCGTCGAGGCCCTTGATCAGCGCCTCAAGCTCCTGGTGCATCGAGTCACCCATCAGCTCCCGCAGGCAGAACAGCTTGAGCATGGTGACCAGATAGCCCGGCAGCTCATCTTCCAGCGCGTCATACGCCTGGTGGATCTGGGCGGAACGCACGTCTTCGGTCATATCAGCTTGCTCAAGGCGAGGGTGATCCCGGCCACAGATCCGACCAGCGCGCTGGCGATGGCCATCGGATACCAGAAGGTTTCTCTGGTTATTTTCAGGGCTTCTGCCTGCAGCTTCTCGTGCTCGGCGTTCAGCTTGCGCGACTCCTCGCGGAGCTTTTCATTCTCGGAGTTCAGCTTGCCGGTTTCGGCCATGAGTTTCGCTATTTGAGCGACGATGTGGTCGTGGTCGAGTTCAGAGTTCTCAGAGGTCATCGAGTGGCCCTCTCCTGTAAGTAGTCGCGGGTCTTTAGCAGTCTATGGACGGCTGGGCGGTGGTGTCCAGCTTGGTTCAGACAACGCGGTAGGAGATCGCCGCATCCGATAGCTCTTCCGGGCTGTCGACGAACAGGTTCCAGCGGTAGGACCGTCGATAGCCCGGTCGATTATCCACCCATCCGCCCCAGGAGCGGCGGTAGAAAATCGGATTGTTTAGGGCGGTCTGGTGGGCGATCTCGATGTCGTTCCGGTCAAACCAGTGCATGACTGAGATGTCGCCCAGGTGCTTAGGGTTTTCGCAGACGGTGTAGAGCAGCTTCACGGCGCCGGCATCGAGCAGCTGGCGGATCTGCTGCGGGCTTAGGTAGCCCAGCAGATCATCAGGACCCATCGATTTTTTCCCCTGGTTTGAGCGGAACGCCTCGCAGGCGAAGCCGAGCCTTGGTGTGGTGACCTTGCATATAGTGGTTCCTCACCGGATTTCGTAGGTGGCATAGGCGCCGGTCAGCGCCTGGGGTTTCTTTTCGAGGCGGTGGCGGATGCGCCAGGCCTGACCGCTTTCCAGCGTCGGGCCGGCGACCACTACCTGCTGGCCATCGACCGTGAAGGTGACGGCCGGGTGATCGAGTATGGTCTGGGTGGTGTTGACCAGAGTCGCCACCAGCCAGCTTTCATGGGCGGTGTCGACGATCTGGGCGTTGCGGATCGGCAGGGTGTCGGCAGCCTTGGCCCGTTGGGCGCTGATGGCGACGGCAGCCGCAGCGATCAGCAAAACGGAGACAGCACGCAGGGCGGAAACTTCTTTCATGGCGGGGTTCCTTGAGGGTATTTCTGCGTCCATACAGGACGCCAGTCAGGGGGTAGACATGGGGGTTTTCTTCGTGGGTAAAGCAGGCAAAACACCCTTCTCGTGCAGCTCGTCCCGGTGGGCCTGGCAGCGTTCGAGAATGGTGGCGGCATCGGCACCGTTGGGCAGGGTGACCGGGTAGGCCCAGCTGGGATAGAACAAGTCCAGTTCGGCGCCCAGCTTGACCTGGTCATGGGTGATCTCCGGCAGCTCCTGCCATCGCATCTCGGTGATCAGCTCGCGGTTAACCCACTCGACGATCTCCGGACGGCTGCGGATCAGCAGGTAGATCGCATCGTGGATGAACGCCACGGGGAGGATGTCCAACCGGTAGGGCGAGGCCCAGACCTTGGCCATGAAGGCGTTGGCGGCCCGGTTGGTCAGCAGGCCATAGGACTGGCCACTGATGGCATTTCCAAGCGTCCTGGCTTCGGCTTCCGCCTCATGGGGACACTTGGCCCTCCCCCGCAGGGTCTGGGTCAACAAGGGTGCCCGGATGCGCAGTCCAAAGGCCGAGGTGGCGTAACCCAGCCGGGCGGCTTCGTCGATCTTGGCTTTCACCCACTCGTCGGACTCGACGTACAGCGCGTGGTAGTTGGCCTCAATACGCAGGGCTTTCTCTTTGGGCCAGCCGAGGTTGGCCATCAAGCCGCGCCAGGAACCTCCGTAGGTAAGGAGGAAAGTCAAGTGGGGCTCTTCGATTCATCTCGAAGAGCCCCATACTCCTTTTTAATCCGGTTAATTTGAAAGACGTTGAATATATCTGTGGTGACTTCTTCTATTGAGAAGTCACCGTTTACTTGAATGTCCATAAGTAACCAAAAGCCTTCTGCTGAGTCTTACCGGGATTAAGGGCATTGAATATAGAACCTGCAGAAGAACGCCCCAGAGTTCTAGCAGCAGCTGTTGCACTTTCATGCTCCGATACTAGAGTGCCTTGGATTGTCCACTGCAGAATAGGTCTGCGTTTATTCACGTTGGCCTGCGCGTTCCTTTCACACTTTTGTCGGTACAACTCCTCCAGAAATTTTTCAAGTAATCCAGCAGTATCCGCATATTTACGCAAGTTGATCGTCAGTCGCCCTAAGCCCACGTCAGCAGCCGATGCGAGAGTTGTCATAGTCTCTCCAGCAAGGACGGATTGAAGAAGCAGATCCAACTCGAAGTCTTTGAAATTCCGGCGATTCTCCTGGCTCATGAATCCTTGGGCATACCCGTGGAGTATATTTTCCCCTTGAGTACACCATTCCAGATTATCCTTGTGCGGATTGGTTCTTATACTGTCTTTGTGATTGACGAAAGGTTTGTTTGCTGGATTGGAAATGTAATGCTCAGCAACCAGCCGATGTACAGCAAACGTCTTACCAATGTTGTGCTTCCACAACCCAACATACAGATAACCTGTTTGCTTATTGAGACTAGGGCGGAGTATCCGCCCTGTTTCCCTACGGGTGACATCACCATTTTCAGCAATGGTGTATTGCACTTCATACTCTTTGATAGGAATCATAAAACTGCTCTACTGGAATGTGCTCTCCCGCTGAGGTTATAATAAAGTCCCCACTTTTACATAGAAAAGTTTGGCCCTTTATCGTGATCCGGAAACAGCGATCAGTTTCTTGGGCCTGGGTTATCCCAGGCAACTCACTAGGAAAATAAGCAAAGGCTCGCAGGCAATGGCCGTCGAACCCATCCGTGTACACACGCAGTTTGTTTCTGTCCTTGGTCAACAGGGCGTTGATGCGGTCCTCAAGGCTGGCAAAGTCTGATCCGGCGAACAGCCAGCCCGGGGCAGCGATGAAGCAGGACTTGATCAGCTTGCCCCAGAGGCCTTTGGCCGGCAGGTTCTGCAGGTTGGGGTCCGAGGAGGAAAGCCGGCCGGAGACCGCACCGCCGAGGTTGAAGTTACCGAACAGCAGGGCGTACTCGGTGCCCGGGATCGGCACCGCACCTTCCAGCGCCGGGATGAATGAAGAGAGGATCTTGACCACCCCGGAGAGGTCGATCAGGGCCTGGATCACCGCCTTGTAGGCTGGCACCTCGGTGTGGTGGATCAGCTTGGCCAGGGTATCGCCGCCGGTGGACGGCTGCCCGCTGTCGGTCTTGTCGAGCACCGGCAGGCCCATCTGCTCGTAGAGCAGGTACTGAACCTGTTGCGGACTGCCCGGGTTGAAGATCACGCCGCTGAAATGTTCCAGTGGGTGTTGCTTGACCTTCAGCTTGGCGTTGGCGGCCTCCTGGGCTTTCTTCTGGAACACCAGATTGAGCGCCTTGACCAGGGGGTTGGCGACGATGCTGTCGAACAGCTCGTCACGCTTGGTCTCGAGGATCTCCTTGACCTCCTGGACCCGCGCCGGCTTGACCGGCATCCCGGTCAGCATGGTCTGGATCAGCACCCGCAAGCTGTCTTTCATGAAGCCCTGGTAAAGCTCCTCCTGCTGGTCGGCGACCAGGGTCGGGTAGTGCTTGTCGAAGACGTAGTTGGTGGACAAGCCGTCGACCAGGTTGTACTGCAGTAGCTCACCTGGCTTGATCCGCCGGATGTCCTTGATCTCCTCGTTGGCCCAGTTGCCGGCGAACTCGTGGGCATTGGCTTTCAGGCCCAGTTCGTTGCCAGCACAACTGTTGGTGGCCAGGTAGGTGATCACCAGGGTGTCGTCGAAGTGTCGGGTCATCACCTCCAGGCCCCGTAGCAGCCCGGCGGTATCGTCGATCGAGGACATCCACAGCTGGTAGATCAGTACCTTGAGGTCGAAGCTTGCCCGGTGCCAGCGCAAGGTGCCCCGGTAGGTCTCGAAGAATTCACGCAACAGGGCACGCACTTCGGGGTTGAAGACTTGCTGGCCGAATTGCCCGGTGGTTTGCTTCTTGGGGTTGTCCCAAACCGGCTCGGCGAGGGGTACGTAGTCGATCAGAAAGGCCAGGCCTTCATGAGTGTTCCACGTAAAACATATCGAGCCGATCCCAGCCAGCCAATGGTTGAGGCTGAATGCCTCGATGTCGGCTGCCAGGTAGGGGTACTGGTGCAGCTTGTCCAGTGCCGCCTTGATCTCCACCACGCTCGCGGGGTACTCGGCGTGGTGGATGATGCCCTCTCCCGGTGGTCGGTAGTTGCCAGCGTACTGCCCAACCAAGGCCTTGAGCGAGAGGTCGAGCTTAGCTGACAGCGCCGGGTTGTAGAACAGGCTCGGGTAGCCGATGCCCAGTACCACCTGCATGTGTTCGAAGCCAGGCAGGGCACAGGGCAGGGCATAGCCCAGGTGGGGCTCGGCCTTGGTCTGCTTGGTGAGCACCTTGAAGTAGGTAGCGTCGGTGCAATAGAGCAGCCGGGTGTCCACAGTATCGAGGGCCTGGAGCAGCTTGTCGGCATACTCCTTGGCGAACTTCACGGTCAGCTTGCCCTCGGACGGGTTGTCCAGGGTCATGGCGATCAGATCGTCGAGGGGTATGCCGGCGGCTGCCAGGGGTTCGCCGTAGTGGCGGAGGATTTCGGACTGGAGGAAGGCGTTGGGTTTGAGCAGCAGGGCGACCGGGTAGGTAGCCGATTCCTTGAAGGACAGATGACGCATGGAAGCTCCTGATGAGACCTCACGGCAACAGGAGGTTGTGGAGCAGGCGCTGCTTGAGGATCTGCAGCTCCCGATCATTGTCCGCCTGAAACTGCTTCACTTCGTCGGCGCCCAGGTGTTCCGTCCGGCAGGGGCATCGGTCGATGGCCTGCTGGATGACTGGATGCAACGATTCGGGGAGCAGCTTGATGTAGTCGTGGAGGTCGTTCGAGGCGTTGAGGACTTTGGTGATGTAACCCACCGCGAAGGGAAGTTCTTCACGGTTGAGCTTCTCCACTTCCGCCAGGTAGCTGTCCATGATCGGACGCAGGCTCGAGTCCAGCCGATCCAGATGCAGGGGTACCCGCGCCTGGGGATCGATCTTGTAGACCTCCCCCTTGTAGGTGAAAGCCTCGAAGGGCGAGGAGAGCAGCTGGACGTTGTGCCGGATGATTGCATCCAGACGCTCCTTGAAGCGCCGCTGCACCGGTTGGTAGAGCAGCTCGTAGAGGGCGTCCTTTAGTTGTTGTTTGATCTTTGGATCGTGGACCGGAGCGGGAGTGGGCATGGTTGTTTCCTGGTTTAGGTCAGCGCTCCCGATTGGCACAATGCGATCGCTTGGCGGCATTGGTCCTTGTCGAAGAGCGCGATATGGCAGTCGTCGATAGCCAGGCGCATGGCCTCGGCCAATTTCTCGTAGTAGCTCTTGCGGATCTTGTTCTTGCTGGTCTTGCCGCTGCCGAAGGCCTGGGCACGCCACAGCTCCCCTTCCCAGAGAGGGTCGAAAAGGGTGTGGGCTTCCATTCGGAGTTGACGCAGTTCGGCGTCGGCAAGGGTCCCGTAGGGCTTGCCGGTCTTCTCGTGCCCGCCGACGTAGTCCCCGCAGGTCGGACAGCGGTAGAAGAGTTTGTGGTGCAGGTCCTCTCGATGAGGGTAGATCACGGCACCACTGGTTTTCTCGGAAAAGCCCTGGCACTTGTTGCAGAAGGGAGTGAGCGTGTTCATGGGGTGTCCTCAGATGTCTCCGCGCAGGAAGACCTGGTAGCGCGCTCGGCTGAATGCCACGTAAAGCAGGCGGGCCAGGGTGATCTTGTGGCGGCAGGTGCCGATGTCGCTAAGGTCGATGTAGACCCGGTCGAAGGTCCGGCCCTGGCTTTTGTTGATCGTCGAGGAATAGGCCGCCCGCAGGTCGACCCAGCTGCGCTCGATGTTCTGCACGGCATTCCAGGCGTCCTGGGCACGGGCTTCGCGCAGGGCTTTCTCATAGAGCTTGGGGGAGGCCGGCATGAACAGCTCGAGGGTCTTGCTGCCGGCGACGACCATCACCTTGAAGCCAGGGGTAGCCAGTTCGGTGGCCGGCTCGATTGCCTGGATCAGCACGGTCTCGTTGTTGTTGAGGACGAAACCGTGGCCCTGCACGAAGGAGTTGACCACCGCATAGTCGCCGGGACTGAACTGCTGCACGCCGCTCAGCTGTTCCTGAATGAAGGCGTTGTACATGATCGAGCGGTTGTTGGTGTAAGTGAGGATCTTCGAGCGCGTCGAGGTCCAGCCCGGATCGGTGAACTCGTCGATGATCGCCTGCTTGAACTCGTCGTCGCTCAGCCGGCAGATCGCCTGTCCGTCGGGCACGATCTTGAAGAACTGCCCAGTACGCACGGTCTCGCGGAACATCATTGAGACCTGCATCAGTGGATTGTCAGCAGCTTGGCGCATGATCTCGGTCAACTCGATACCGGGATAATTGCGCTCGAACAGCGGGCAGCCGGTGGACTTGGGTGGGGTCAGCTGGAAGGGATCGCCGAGCACCAGAAACTTGCAACGCTCGGTGCGCTGCATCATGTGGCGTAGCAGGAAGGTGTCGACGAAGCTGCCCTCGTCGAGGACGATCAATCGGTCGTACTGCAACTCGGCACCTTGCCTGACTGCCAGGTACGTTTCGCCGGTGGCGTAGTCGCGCTGGGGACGAAGACCCAGCAGGGACTGGATGGTTCTTACCCCCTGTCCAGCGATCGCTGCCAGGTTGTCGGCAGCCGGATGGGTGGTGGCGGTCAGAACGGTGTCGAGGGGTTTGTGGGTTGGGTCGATCAACTTGATCGTCTGGTTGACGGTGGGGAGGTTGTCGAGCAGGGCACGCATCAGGGTGGATTTGCCGGTCCCGGCACCGCCGCTGATCACGAAGATCGGCGAGCCGGGATCGAGCATCCACTGCACGACGGCGTCGTAGCCTGCTCGCTGACCTTCGTTGAGATCCTCGAGCAATATGGTCATACAAGCCTCACAGGTTGAAATGGATGACGCGGCCGAAGGGGGCCGTGAACTTGGGGTTGTTGTAGATGACCCAGAGCACTGGCATGCCGGGGTCCAGATCGCTGGGCAAGCCGAAGTAGCCATCGCTGAAAATCAGCAACAGCTTGGGCTTGTGGGTCTTGGCCCATTCCAGGACCGGGCACACGTCGGTACCACCGCGGCCGATGAACTTCACCTGGCGCAGCTCGTTGAGGGTGCGCAGCTTGTTCTCCCGGGTGATCTGGGTGTTGAACTGCAACAGGGTCATCTGCTGGGGCTTGACCACCACCAGGGCGCTTTTCACTTCGGAAACCAGTTGCTGGAACTGGGCATCGCGCACCGAGCTGGACACGTCGATCGCCGCGGCGAAGGATTCCAGGTGCTCGCTGTGCAGGGTCGGCAGGTGGTACTCGGGGAAGAACCGCCGATTGGGTTTGCGCCAGCTGTGGTCGACCTTGGCGAAGCCGTTGACGTAGCGGCGCAACAGCGTGCCGTAGGGCAGCTTGGGCTTGAGGAAGCTCTCCAGGTAAATCTGGATTTCCTGGGGAATCTTGCCCGGGTTGTCCCCGGCCATCTGCGCCATCATGTTGGCCCGCATGATCATGTTGTGGATCTGCTGGCTGGGCGGCAGGGTCTCGCCATTTTGAGGGGATGAGGAATCCGGCGGGGTGGTCACGATGTCCCTGCCCAGTCCGCCGCTGCCGCTGGAACTGCCATTACCTCCCTTGGAGGGTGGTGGGGGATTGGCGATCAGGTCCTTGTAGACCTGCTCGGTACCCCAGCCCTCGTACTTGTCGTCGAGCAGCCAGCCGGCACCAATGGCGAAGTTGTCCTGCTTGAGCAGCAGGTTCGCCACGTAGTCGGCCGCGTAGTTCCAGATTTCCGGATCGCGGTTGGCCATGCGGTCGGGGCCACAGTGCTGCAGGGCCGGGTGCCAGCCTTCGTGGGCAAGGATCGAGGCCCGGATCTCCGGACTCTGGCTCAGGAAGAACGCCGGATTGAAACGGATCTCCAGGCCATTGGTGCAGGCGGTGGGGATCGTCTCGTCCCAGACGTGGTGCATCGACAGGACGATGGTGGTGATGAAGGTGCATTGGGGCCGGGCCATCAGGGCGATCTTGGCCTTGGCCAGTGCCTTGCCGGCTTGCTCGAGCAGATCATGATCGATCATTGAATACTCCCTAGCCCTCTGGTTTCTTTCAGGGCTTTCACATAGGCGTTGTAGAGGTCCAGGCGCACCAGCACGTCGGTGCGTCGGTGGTAGAGGAAGGTGTGTCCGGCGATGGTCACTCGCCCGTAGAGCGAGGCCGGACTGCCATAGCGGGTGCGGGACGCACCCTGTACCGCCTCGGGAGGTATGGGGTGTTTCACTCGTGATATTCCTATTCGAACTCGTAGCAGGGCTCCTCGTCTTGAAGCCAGAGGGCCTGAAATTGCTCATGGGTTTTCCACTCGCCATCGGGTTGGTAGTTGCAGCGCAGCGAGCCACGTCGGTGGGGATGGTGGTAGCCGTCGCAGCGGCAGGTCATGGCCGGGGTATCGCGTTCGTTCATCCAGCGATCCAGGCGCAGCTTCCGCTCGCCACAGGAGCGGCAGCGGGGAACGGATCGATAGGTGTCAGGGGGACGGGACAGGACCTGCCGGGTACCGCACTGGCGGCACCGGCAGTGGTATCTCACGAAGGGTCGATCAGCTGCAGGGCCAGAAAACGCTTGGCGTACTCCTCCTGGTTTGCCCAGGGGAGCGGACGATAGAGCGCACGGAATCCAGTCAGGTATCTACGCAGATTCTCCAGGGGCTCTGGGTTGACAAGGATCTTCTCGAGAGACTCCAGAGTGGGGTTGAGGGTGTCAGCATCGACTACGTTCTTGCGATTCTCACCGTTTTTGGTGTAACGGGAGAATTCCTTACCGGCCTGGAATCCACCACCGGCATCCCACTCGGTATGGTAGGGAATGCCAGCTTTACGGAAGGCTGTACAACAAATCAGCTCGCCGTAGTTGACCTCGGTGAAGGTGTAGACCAGCAGCGCTTCACCATCTTCTTCAGAGGGATACCAACCCTCCACTTCGCCATCATTTGTCATCAAGGATTCGGCTTGTGCCTGGTGGCAAGCCAGAATGGTCAGGGTAACGCCTACGCGATCTCCCATGGTTCACCTCAGAACATTGCGCTGGCGTTGGTGGCAACCCATTCCTGCACGGGCTTCAAGCCCTTCACCCCGCTGTCGCGCAGGATGCCCTGGCGCAGGGTGATGATCTGGAACTCGATGGGCAGGCGAGCGATGTACTTCATCAGCACCTCGGCGTTCTCGACGCTCATGTGGTAGCTGAGCATCCCGGTCAGGGCGAACAGGATGTTCGGCTGGGTGGGTACCCGGGCGGTATCCGGCGCGTGGATGATCTCCTCGACCTTCACCAGGTTGGTGTAGATGTCGCAGAACACCAGGAACTCGTTGGCCAGACCGAAGGAGATCGCTCCGCCGAGGGTTGGCAGGATCTCCCGGCTGATTTCGCCCTTGTTGGCCAGGCCGATCCTGTCGATGAATTCCCAGGTTCTCGGCGAGCCGTAGGTCTTGTCGGTGTGGTCCGGGTCGAAGGTGTAGAGCATGTCTGGGCGGTAGTTGATGTAGGACACGATGCGGTGATCGATGCCTTTCTCCACGGCCCATTCCAGCCAGTCCTTGGGATTGATCTTGATGACGTAGTGGACCATCCGGCTCTGCAGCGCGGTGCTCATTTCCTCGACGATGGCGTTGTCGGTCAGCAGGTTGCCGGCGGCAGCGATCGAGACCTTGGAATGGAGCTTGTGGGTGCCCACCATGCGATCGAGGATCAGCTTGTAGCTGGCGGCCTGAACGGCACGACTGGCCGAGGGCAGCTCATCGAGCAGCAGCAGCCAGCCCCGGTAGCCCTTGGGCACTTCGTCACCTTCGAGCGGGAAGGTGTCCATGGGGACGTAGCTGGAGCGTCCGCCGACGATGCTCGGAAAGCCCAGCAGGTCGGTCGGCTCACACTGAGAGAGGCGCAGGTCGATGACCTTGAGGCCGAATTCCTTGGCGATCTGGTGGATCAACGAGGACTTGCCAATCGCCGGCGAGCCCCAGAGCATCGGCACCAGGCCGGCTTTGAGAGCGAGGACGACTTGGGATTTGGCTTGCTTGAGGGATACGGCGTTGAGTTCGGCCATGGGAATCTCCTAAAAAAAGAGGGGAGGCCACGTCTCCCCGGATGGATCAGTTGTTGAGCGCGAGGATTCGCTTCTGGATTTCCTCGGCGGAGAGGGCGTTGAGTTCCTCACCCTTCTTCTGCTCGAGGGCTTCCAGCAGACGCTGGCGCTCCACGGCCCGTTCGGCGGCCTTGGTCTTGGCATCGCGCTCTTCGAGCTTGACCTGGATGATGTGCTTGAGGATCTCAAGCTTCAGTTCCAGAGTGACCTTGGCCGGATTGACGCTGGTCTCGACAAAGCTTTCTTCGGTCAGCTCACGCAGCTGGTGGTTGGTCTTCCTGGCCAGGGTGTCTAGATCGAAACCATCACGGGATTGCAGCTTGAGGTCCCAGAGGTCCTCGACGGAGAGAATGCCGCGATGGGTCTCGAAACGGAGCTTCTGCCGGCTGGCTTGTTCAAAGATATTCATGAGGTTTTTCCTTGGCTTAGAAGGCGATGTTGTAGGTGTGGATGAAGCTGCCGATCCGGGCACGGACCTTGACGGTATCGCCGCGGGTGGACGAGAAACCCAGGCCGCTCAGCTGCTGGTCGGCTGGTTGGCAGAGGGTCTTGTTGGCCAGTACCTCGAAGACCTTGCGGTGCTTGTCGAGGGCGGCGCGCAGGAACTCGTTGGAGAATCCGCGCACCGGGTCGGGATTGCGGCAGCCTTCGAGCATGAAGAACCAGTGCTTGTTGCCGGTCTGCTCGCCGTCCCAGTGGTTGGGGCTGTGCATCAGGGTCGACACGCGGACATAGTCCTCGGTCTTGATTCCCCATTTCTCCTGGGAAATCCCTTGGCCGGTCATTGCATAGTGGTGGGTGAGATGGGCGATCTTCCCTTTGTACAGGACCAGAGTAACGGCCTGGATCGCTGCCTTCCGGTCGACTGCCAGCGGATAGCTCAGCTGCTTGATCTTGCCCAGGTGCTCGACTTCAAGAGTGAAGCCGACATCCGCAGTTTCACGGCGGTTGTACTGGTGGACGAAAACCTTGTACTCGCCGTCGGGCAGGTTGCTGCTGAAGACCACGTTCTCCACCGGCTCGCGCGTGGTGCCGTAGCCTGCGTTCATGTCCACGTCGAGCGTGCCGTAGCGTGATCGCTTGTTGAGGAAGTAGATTTCGGTGCCCTGCGGATCGACGACGTGCAGGTCCAGGTCGTCGGTGTTGAACCAGGCCAGGCTGATGCGCAGATGGGCATCGGTGTTGCCACCGGCTTTCTTGACGCGCTCCTTGATCGCATCGGTGACGTTGCCGTCGTAGCTCCAGGCGAAGGGGTTGTCCCACTTGAACAGCGGTTTCACGTTGTCTTCCTGGGGCGCGGTCAGGCTGACGAAGTTCGCCAGGTGCCGGTTGGTCACGTAGAGCGACAGCTCCCGGGCGTTGGGCACTATCTCTTTCATGAAGGTGTCGATGCCCACCTCCCTATCCGGCTGCTGGCTGAGCTTGGGCATCACCGCGGTCTTCATCAGCAGGGTGGTGAGACTGTCTTTCATCTGGTTTCGCACCTCGCGGTCGACCCAGAGGACGTTGTTCACCGAGAGGTCATGGAGGGTTGCATGCCGACGAGTCAGGGATGGCTCCAGGCCCAGCTGGTCGATGGTCTTCATCGCGTCCTGGATCATCCGCGGAGTGATCAGTGCAGTCGGGCGCTTGTAGTTGGTCGGCGCCACCTTGCTCTCGAAGGAGCGCACAGCACGTTCCAGTTCCACGCCGGTGGAAAGATCCTGAAGAAGGGTACCGATTGCTGAATTACGCAGGCCAGCGATCCGAGACGGGCCGCCATGTACCCAGACGAAACTCTCGCGTTGCTGGTTGTCCAGCTTCCGATAGTTTGCCTGCACGGCTTGGAAGTCTTTGAGGGTGGCGAGGAATTCTTCCCCGCGGTACAGGGTTTTGGCCTCGATCAGCTCGATGACCGTTTCGAAGGCACTGGGCGCCAGTTCTTCCAGGCCGCGGCGAAGCACCTGGACACGTCCGGCCCACTCGCCCTTGGCTTGTTCCGGAGAGTGGAAGAAATGCTTATCGCTGACCCGGCCATGGAAGTGGTGCCAGGTGAGCACACCCTGGGCCGTCTGCTCGTAGTTGACCTCTTGTCCATACTGGCGTTCCTTGGTGCGGAACAGTCCAGCGATTGTTTTGTTCTTCACATAGTTGCTCAGAACAGAAGTCACCACGTTGTAGGGATAGTTGGTATCCAACTCCACATCCCAGACAGTCTGGATAATGCCGTCGACAATGGCGACGACATGGCCCAAGTTACGGATGAACTGTTTGCAGCACGAACAATCATGTTCGGTGCGCTCGCGGAACACTTCGTTGGTACCTACCGGAAAGGCATTCAGGTATACGGTGAAGAGTTCGTCGCGGTCCATCTCGACGGTGAAGAGTTCATGCTGGGACATCTCGACAAAGCGAGCATGAACTTGTTCAGCAAATTGTTTGAAGTTGGGCATGAAAGTTTCCTAGATATTCAAAATGAACTTACTGCTCTTTAAAGTTGAAGCGGACACCATTTACCGAATAAGCCAGTGGCCTACAGAAATAAACGGTTTTCCGTACAGTCATTTCGCTTTGTTCGACACAGCCTTTGGCTAGTGCGTCTTTACCCACAGACCCACCTACGACATAACCAGCAAAAGCGGAGGCACAAAGTACACAGCTAGAGAGAACAAAAGCATCCATATTACTTACTCGGTGTAGTTAATGAAGAAACACAGCTCGTCGATCTCATCCTCGTTAAGAACTTCGAACTCGTCCTCGCCACTGGCAATGTAGGCTATGTCCCTGGGCAGTTCATTTGAGGGGCTACGTTGGAGCAGGCGGAGGCCTGCCAGCACACAGGCCAGCTGGCGCTCGTCGAGGTCAATGACCATGAGACTGTCTCTGCTGGTGCTGAACATGCAGCAGGGTGTTGTGGTAAGTACCCAGGGCAGCGACCAGGTCGTTGCGGGAAACCAGAGGCAGTAAACCGACGATGTGCTCCACCGCTTCGTTCAGGCTGCCCAGGGTGGGCCATAGGGTCTGAGGCACTACGGCCTCATGTGGTTGCTTTGTAGCCATAGTCGGCCTGCCTCTTGGTGTTGATCTTGACCTTGTTCTTGCGCAGCAGGAACTCCAGCTGCCCCGGGGTGATGACGTGGCTCTTGAGGATCTTGAGGAACTCTCGATCCTGTTCGGTGGGGCGCACGCAGGCTTCCACGGCCTCCTTCTCCAGGAGGACACGATCGATGGTGCGCCGGCTGACTTGGTATTTCTCGGCCAATTCACTGCGGTCAAGCAGCTTGTTGATGAAGGCATAGGCGATCTGCCCTTTCTGGGCATCGCTGAGTTTGCGTTGGGACATAGATAGGGCCTCGGCTGTATATCGTCGAATGAGCAGTTTTTCGGGTACCTAGAATATCGGTACCCCTTTCCGGAGAAGTCTTTCGAGAAGTCTCGAGACTGTCTCCTGGCTTGAAAAAAGGGGCAGACCCCGAAGGGTCCGCAGGTGGGGCAGGGAAGGAGCGGCCGGAAGGCCGCCCCCTCTACTCAGGAGAGTGCGTAGTTGCTGGCGCGGATCTTCTCGGCCAGCCTCGACAGGTCTTCACACTTGCGCGAAAAGGTTCCAGAGAAGCCGTAGAGCTGACTGAGGATGTCGTCGATGATCCGACTCTCGGCCAGCTCGGCGAGCAGTTCCTTGTACCAGTGGCGCACCCAGTTCACGTTGTTGGGGTGGGCCGCGAAGCTGTCGTGGATGGTCACCACCGGAAAGGGCTTGTAGGTCAGCATCTGGTTGACCACCTTGAGCAGGGCGCTCAAATGGGCATCCTTCATGCCAGTCACGGTGTCGCGGTTGATGTAGGGCAGGATCGCCACATCGGCCATGCCGTTGCGCTGCCAGGATTTGCACAGGGTGTGCCACTCCGGGTACCAGAACTCGTCGAGTTCGATCTCCTGGCTTAGCCCCAGGTGGCGCGAGAGCTTCTCGGCTTCCATGCACTTCAAGGCAAAGTAGGCCTGGGAGTGGTCGTAGTTGCAGCGCCTGAGCAGCGAGCGCAGCAGGTAGGCATCGATGGAGTGGACCACGTTGGCGATGTTGGCGACTCCACGCTTCACCGGCTCGTTCTCGTCGAACTGGTATTCGAAGGTCAGGTGATCGAGTTCGTCCACCTCGATGGGCACCTGCTTGGTGACCATCACCTTGACGCGAGCATGTAAGCCGTCGGGCAGCGTCCACTCATGCACCAGGGCATCGGATTTCCAGCTGTCGCGCAGCACTTCCAGCAGGTCGGTGGCGCCCGGGGCCATTTCCTTGAGCATCTGATAGAACGCACTCAGCTCGGGGGTGTCCGACCCGAACAGATCGCGGGGCGTCTTCTTCGAGCCGTAGAAAGCAGTCATCACCGCCTTCTTCACCGGTCCCCGGTCCATCACGATGGTCCCGCCGAGGATCTCGCCCATGCGGTCGGTACCCTCGGTGTAGGCATCGGCTCGGCGATCGGGATCGATCAGGCCGGTCGCGCTGGCGCCGTTCACGCAGCCGGTTAGGGCCGACATGATCTGCAAGCCAGAACAGCAGGCATCGAAGGCCACCAGGTGACCGGAGGGTTGCCCGGTCTGAGCCTTGCGAATGGCCTGCACGGCCTTGAGGAACAAGGGCTTGGTCTCGGCTTGCGGGACCATGTCCTCGAGTTGATCCAGGTGGTCCAGGGTCCACTGAATCCGATCACGGAACAGCCACTTGTCGTTGCCGAAGGTGTTGCAGGCATCGATCAGCAGGTACTCGAATCCGGTGAAGGTTTCCATGAGATTCTCCTAGAAATGGGCGCAGGTCCAGAGAGGCCCCGGATGGGCCTTGTAGTTTTCTGGTTTTGGTTACAGCGGAGGTTGGATCAGGTACGCAGGTGATCGGGCACGCCTTCCACCACTTCTTCGTCATACAGCTCGACGATGGCTTTTTTGAAGGCAGTGCCTTGGTAGGTGATGTGGTAGCCCTGCGGATACAGGCGTCCACGCTTGTCGACCTTGTGGGTCAGGAAGAAGCGGTTGCGCTGCAGGGCCATCAGCTTGTAAAGCTCGTAGCTCTCGTTACGGAACAGCTCCCACTGCTCGAGACGCTCGCGCAGCTCATTGGCCTCGGGGCTGTCGAAGTCGGTGAGATCCTCGATCTCCAACTTGCTGGGCTTCTGCTCGTCCATGGTGCAGAGCATTTCCAGGGACAGGCGGAAGGGCACCTGGTTTTGCAGGTTGATGATGTCCAGGCAGATGTTGCCTTCATGGTGGTTACCCTTGCCGCAGATCAGGCTGGACTTACCCACGGTGAGGTGGGCGCTGTCCATGTTGCTGGTCACCTCGTTGGGCTCACAGACCATGGGTGGCAGGTAGCGGCAGTTGGCGATGTAGGTCATCAGCTGGTCGGAGAAGCCGAGCTTGCTCTTGACCAGGGTGGTGCCGTACTTGGACACCTTGAAGATGTCGTACAGATCCACCTCGCAGACCAGTGCCAAAAGCTCAGCAGCGGTCTTTACCCCAGTGGGTTTGTCCGAGAATCCAAGCCGGCTGGCGATCTTGGCGCTGACACAGACCAGGGTCTCGGGGATCTGGCAGTAGGCCGAGGCGATGAGGATGTCCATCACCAATGCCTCTGTATCGAGCTGCAGCAGGGGTAGGAGGCGTTCGTTCTTGCTGGGGTAGTGGTCGGTAGCCAACCACGCTTCAACGAGCCCTACGGCCTTGCCATGGCGTTCCATGATCGCAGGCTCGGCGCGCAGCTCCATCTCGATGTAGCGGTCCACGGCATGGCGGTTGAAGCGGTACTCGTTGGCCCGTTGCAGATCACGGGGCAGCATGGTCAGTTGCATGGTTCACTCCTTAGTTTCGTTGGGGATGAACAGTCCGGCCTTCACCGCCGGCGGGGTGTCGTAGCGAACCACCCGGGTGGATTTCTTGAGGGCCTTCATGGTCTCGATCATGTGGGCGGTGCCACGGGACTGACCGTCCCAGAAGGCCAGCAGACCATCGGCCATGGCTGCCATGGCTTCGTTGCGCAGGAAGCCAGCTCGCTTGCCATGGGTATCCCAGTCGGCGGGCATCTCGTAGACCTTGATGCCATTGCTCTTGGCGAAGTGGTAGGCCAGGCGGTCGGCACCCTTGGCCATGCCGGAGACGATGCTTACATCGAAGGCTTTCAGCTCGTTCTCAGCCAGGCGAGTGACTTCGTCTACCAGGCGCTGGTACTTGTCGAAGTCCCGACCGCCGGCCACGATCAGCTTGAACTCGGGACGGGATGCAGGGGTAGGTTCTGTCACGGGTAACTCCTTGGCTTGCAGTTGGTCATATGCCCAGCGGGCAGCCTTGACCAGGCTTTCCCCATGGCAGCGTTGTGGCATGCAGAAGCACACCAGGTCCTTGCCATGGAGGGCAGCGAGGTCTTTGAGTGGAATCGATCCGGCCCGGATCTTGGCCTGTAGGTCACGCTCGTAGGCATCACAGACTTCGTCGCGGTTGCCATGCTGGCCTATCACATGGGGATTGCCCCACTTGCTGCCACGGCCGATGTAGATGGCATCTGCCGGGATGCTGCCGTGGTGCTTGTTGAGGATGGCCATTGTCTGTCTCCTGGTTTCAGGCATGCACGAGCGCACGCCACACCATGAGCGCAGCGAGCCTGTCTGTCGGGGGAAGGAAAAAAGGGTCGACCACCCCGAAGGGTGATCGAGAAATCAGAACCAGATTTCGCCGGCAGGCATGATCTCCTCGCCCTTGGGGCCATAGAGGGCCGGGCGGTGAATGGTGTTGTGGTGGTTCATGATCCACTGGCCAGTCAGGATGACGGCATAGCTGGCGCTGTAGGCCTGGACCTGGTACTCGGCAGGCTTACCGTCTGCGGTGAAGTAGGTGAGGGTGTAGGTATCCATGGGGTGCTCCATGAAAAGGACGGGCAGACCTGAAGGCCTGCCCATGTGAGTTAGAAGTCCAAGTCCAGCTTCTTGGTCTCGTCCAGCTCCGCGGAGTTGTACTCGCAGACCATGCGTTCGAGGAGCTTTTGGGACAGCGAGGGATCGGCGCTGAGACGGTCGATCAGCTGCTTGTCAGTCTGGCGGGATTTCTTCAACGGAATGGAGCCGATCTTGCGTCGCTCACCCGAGCGGTCGGGCAGGTAGAAGTTCAGGAAGGCATCGGCCTGCCAGTCTTCTTTCTTGCTGTTGGAACCGTTGCTGCCAGTGGTTTCGTTATCTTTGAGGAAAGCCATGGTGTTTCTCCTAGGTAAGGGATGTGAATGGAGGGTCTTCGCCCATCCACCCCTTGAGCGCAGCGAGAGAAGCCAGTGCCCAGAGGGTATGAATGGCAAGGGATTGGGGCCAGCGATGGGGGTCAGGAGAAGAGCTTGGTGGTGTGGGTCTTGTAGGGCAGGTGATGGAGGCAGAACTCCTCCCAGGTATTGATACCCACAGGGAACTCATGTTTGAGGATTTTGATCATGGTTGATTCTGCAGATTCATCGAGGGCTCGGATGATCGCGTAGGCCTCACGCTTGATGTAGAGGAAGTGCAATAGGGCTGCATCCTTATCGCCCAGTAGCAGGTCCATTCGCATCAGGTTGTAGCGGTACCGCAAGACGTGGCTGTTGTGGTAGGCGTCCATCAGTGGAGGATTCCTGTCTCGAGGATCTGGCCGTGTTCGAGCTGGCGCTTGAGCATCGGGAGGTCCTCTGGCCAGATCAGGCCATGGTGGAGCAACACACCAGCAGCCGAGATTGTGAAGTAGATCCACTTGGGAAAGGGTTGGGGCGAGGTCGTCATGGAGACTTCTCTGGGGAACTAGGCGAAGGAGCCTACGGAGTAGGCCCCCATGGGATCGGAGTATATCGGGGTGAGGCGATTGGGTATCGGGTCAGTATCGGATGTGGATGCCATCTCGAATGAGGGAAGTGGTGAAGGAGTGAATTTCGGAAGAAGTTAGGAATTGGTCTCGGATATATACTCCGCTACTCAATCCCCCATCTTCTTCTTCTCTATAGAAGCTCGCCTTGTATAACTTCACCGGCACTCGTGTCTTCTTGCTGGTGAACTCCACAGGCTGGATCTGGACACTCAAGTGGCACTTGCTCATCGCTCTTCTCCTCTACTGTAAGGGACTGGAGTTCACATGACTCCAGTCCCTGAGCGCAGCGTGTGCAGGCTACTCGAGGGGAATAAGCGTGATGGGATATAGGAGGGAAGTGGGTGCTACTTCCTTGGATCTGTCTGTCTCCGGTGTGTTGTGTGGTGTTGTGTAAAAGGGTTACTCCCCGACCGTAGTCAGGGAGTAGTTACTTAGGCGTCTTCTTCTTCGGGCTTGCGTATCTGGGACATGGCAGCCATATCCTCGGCACTGATACCGAGTTTGGTCTGCAGCTTGTTAAGCTTGGCCTTGCGCTCCATGCGGGATTCGATAAGGAGATTCTGACTGGCCTCTTCGGCAAGGGTCATGACGTTGTCGAGAGCATTGGCGCCCTTCTGACCTGCACCGAATGCAATGGCAAGCATGGACCACAGTTGAGCGAGCATGTTGAACATGGGGAATACTCCAGAGTAAGGGATGATGAAGGCGTCGTCACACCTCCGTCGCTTGAGCGCAGCGTGGTACTTGGCAGGGGAGTGGGTACGTGGAGGGTAACTAAGTGGAGATAGGGGGGGGGGTGGTTTTGCTTTTACGCTTCCAGGCCCAGTCCAGCATTCGTCTCCAAAAATAAAAAATCACCAGACCCTCCGACTTCATTCCCACTACTCTCGCTTCTTCCCTCTTCGTTTCCCCAACTTCCCTCCAAAAAATTCTGCAGAAAATTTCCCCTACCCCTTCACTCCTTAATCCTGATTTCTGGTTTGCTTTTGCAGCCTCGTACCATTCCGCTATCCAGTGGAGCGAGGTATCCCATGTCCATTTCCATGACCATCGAGCAGTTCAAGGAAGTGCTGCCGCCTTCCCTCAAGAAGTCCATCAATCCCGACCTGATCAAACAGATCACCGACTTGCTCAGTGATCCGGACATGTTCGAGAACTACCGGGACAATCTGCTTGGCTACACCTCGGTGATGCAGAACGGCAAGTTCCGGATGCCCGACTACATCAATGCGGTGAAGTATGTCAGCCACAAGTTGATGGGCTGCACCAACACCGATGCGTATATCAAGACCTTCCCCGATCGCTACCAGTCATTCGTCATGCGTGGGGTAGCGAGCAAGGACATCGCCAGTTACATCACCGCCTACAACAAGTCGAAGTTGGTGATGCAGATTTTCGAGCAGACCCTGACGCCGCACTACGTGTTAAACCAGGACCTCTACCAGAAGGCACTCAATGTGCAGGCCGACCTGATGCTGACGGCCCAGAGCGAGAAGGTCAGGACCGATGCGGCCAACTCCCTGCTCACCCACTTGAAGATGCCGGAAACCAGCAAGGTGCAACTGGACATCGGGGTGAAGGACGACGGGGCGATCGGCAACCTGCGAGCGGCAGTGATGGATCTGGTGGCCCAGCAGAAGCAGATGCTGGCAGCCGGGGCGCTGGATGCCAAGGAGGTAGCCGGGCAGCGTCTGGTGATCGACCAGGAGCCCCAGCCGTGATGCCCACTCTTTCCCCTCTGGCTTCGGCAGTGGCGGATGTGCTGGCTGCGAAGTCCGTTGAGGATTGGCTGAACGAAGCGTTCTACGGGGATGACCCGGGATACATCCCCAGTGACTTCGCCCTGGAATTCGTGGCCTTCATCAAGCTGGTGAACGGGGAGGCCGGGGAAGAGAACAAGACTCCGGTACTCCACTACCGGATGCTGGACCAGGTGGCTGGGGATACGCCACGGATCGCCAACATGGTGTTCCGGGGGGCTGCCAAGACCACCCTGCTGGGGGAATACCTGTTTCTCTACCTGGGTGTCTACGGTGTGCTGCCTGGTTTCGGCAAGGTGGATCTGGCCCTTTACGTGTCAGATTCGATCGAAAACGGCGTGAAAAACATGCGGAAAAACCTGGAATTTCGCTGGGAAAATAGCGATTTTCTCAGGCATTACATCCCGGAAATCCGCTTCACCGACATCCGCTGGGAGTTCCGCAACCGGGATGGCAACGTGTTCATCGTCAAGGGCTACGGGGCCAAGACCGGGGTACGGGGTTCCAAGGAGATGGGCAAGCGACCCCAGCTGGCAGTGCTCGACGACCTGCTCTCGGACGAGGATGCCCGTTCGGAAACGGTGATCGCCAGCATCGAGGCCACGGTCTACAAGGCGATCGACTACGCCCTGCACCCCAAGCGCAACAAGATCATTTGGTCGGGAACCCCGTTCAATGCCAGGGACCCGCTGTACAAGGCGATCGAGTCGGGAGCCTGGAAGGTCAACGTCTATCCGGTGTGCGAGCGCTTCCCCTGCACGCGGGAGGAATTCAAGGGAGCCTGGGACGACCGCTTCAACTACGACTACGTGAAGCTAAAGTACGACCAGTCAGTGAAGGCTGGCAAGGTCGACACCTTCAACCAGGAGCTGATGCTGCGGATCATGTCCGCCGAGGATCGGTTGATCCAGGACCATGAGATTGGCTGGTACCGCCATGGCAATGTGGTCAGGAACAAGGGCTTCTTCAACTGGTACATCACCACCGACTTCGCCACCAGCGAGAAGCAATCGGCTGACTTCTGCGTGATCAGTGTCTGGGCCTACAGTGCGAACGGGGACTGGTTCTGGGTGGACGGGATCTGCAAGCGCCAACTGATGGATGTGACCATCGACGATCTGTTCCGTCTGGTTTCGACCTACCGACCCCTGGAGGTGGGGATCGAGGTGAGCGGACAGCAGGGGGGATTCGTGCGCTGGATTCAGAACGAGATGATGAACCGCAACATCTTCTTCAACCTGGCCTCGGACAACAACGGAGCCATGCCGGGGATCAGGCCCAACACCAACAAGCTGGTGCGGTTCCAGACCATGGTCCCACAGTTCAAGCTGCACAAGGTGTTCTTCCCGATCGAGTTCAAGGAACTGCCGGTGATGCTGGAGATGTACAGCGAACTCTCCCTGGCTTCCCCAGCTGGCTTCAAGAGCAAGCATGATGACTTTATTGACAGTATCTCGATGCTCTCGGCGCTCAAGAGCTGGCGCCCGACCCAGGATCTGGAAATGTCCAAGGACAATTCGGGGATTTGGGAGATGGACACTGGAATGCAAGAATCAAGCCGAATGTCTTCCTATATCGTGTGAGGTCCCATGAAACTGCAAGAAATCTTCAACCAACTGACCCACGGCGAGCTGTGGCAGATGGCCGCCGGGGGCAATGAAACCCTGGGCCTCACCGGCGCCTTGCAGGTCAAGGTGCTCAACTCGGTGAACCTCGGGGTGCTCGAGCTGCACAAACGCTTCCTGCTGCGCCTGGGAAGCGTCCGGGTGGTGCGGCAGGAAGGACAGGAGAGCTACCTGTTGGCCGAGCGTTTCGCCCAGTCCAATACCTCTTCGAGCGAGGCGGTGCAGTACCTGGACGACAGCGCCGAGCCCTTCACCGACGACCGCCTGCTCAAGATCGAGCGGGTCTACCGGGAGGATGGTTGCGAGCTGGAGCTTGGCCACCAGAGCTTCACCGGCAGCTTGCACGCGCTGACGATGCAGACGGTGATCGTGCCGGCCGAGGTCAAGGGGGACTACGTGGAGGTGTTCTACCGGGCAGCGGCGCCGCGAATCATGCATGGGGGCCTGGGCTGGAATCCGGCGAACGTGGAGGTGGAGCTGCCGTGGACCCACCTGGAGGCCCTACTGTTCTACGTGGCCTGGCGCCTACACAACCCGGGCGGGATCACCGACGATTTCCATGAGGGGAACAACTACATGGCCCTGTTCGAGGCCTCCTGTCAGCGCCTGGAAAGCCAGGGTAACGAACTGCGGGAAGGCCTCGAGAACTACCGCCTGTACCGCAACGGTTGGGTGTAAGGCGTTGTGGTGGAGGGGAGGGCTTGGCTACCATGACCGCCTCCCCTCATGGAAAGAGCGCAATGACGTTGAAATCGCTGGGATTGTGCAGCACGCTACTGCTGGTGGGCTGCGCTTCCACACCCCGTCCCGAGTTACCTGATGCCGGCTATGCCGTAGCAGCACAAGAAATAGTGGGTGGTACCAAATGCGGGACACTGGGTTACACCAGCCCCGAGAGCGCCTCATTGGGGGTCGCTTATATCAAGTCGGATCTCAATGCATATCGGTATGATCTGAGCCGAATGACCACACAACTGCAGGTAACCGAACAAAACTTCCCGACAGTCAGCCGTGAAGCCTGCAACAAGTTCGCCATGTGGGTATCCGAGCGCACCCGTCAGATCGATACCCATAATCAAAATGCCCAGGACCAGCAGGAATCCCTGCAGAACATGATCAATAATCGGCCCAGGCAGACCTACTGCAACCGGGTAGCTGGTCAAACCCTGTGCAACACCTATTGATGTAATGGCCCCATCCCTGGGGCTGTCGTTTTACAGTTGGGCAATGCGTTGCCCAAGGGTGTCAGAATACCTTTCCATCCAGTGCAGCTGGGTATGAAGCAACTCGGCTGCTTGGGCACTCAGTGCGTAGAAGGCAGTGGTACCCAGGAAGGCGCTCAGTTTGATGATCTTGTCATCCAACTGGGTTTTCTCGGCGATCAGACGCTGATGGAATGGTGGTAGGTGATCAATCTTGCCAACCAGCATATAGGCCTTGTCGAACTGCTCCTTTGGGGACCAGCTGATGTAGCCAACATGCTCCGGGTGATTGGGTTTGCCACCATCCAGGTACTCGACCAGGTAGCCTTCGTCACTACCGTTCTCATCGTCGGGAAGTTGCCAGTTTCGGTAGTCGTTATAGGTCTGACGGTTCATGGCCTGGGCCTGGATAAGTTTGCTGCCGATGTACTGCTGGATCATGGATTACCCTCGATAGGAATTAACGCCCGGTGCTGCCCAGTCCTCCGGCGCCACGGGAAGTTTCATCCAACGAGTCGACCACTTCCAAATCTGGAGTAATCACCGGGACCAGGATCATCTGCAATACACGCTCACCTTTTTCCCAGCTGAACTTTTCGCCGTTCTTGGTGCGCAAGGTGGCAAACCATTCCCCGCGGTAGTCGGCATCGATGACGCCGCAGGTGTTCTGCAACTCCACACCGAACTTGGAACCGCAACCGGAACGCGGCAACAGCAGGGCGACGAAGCCAGGTGGAATAGCGGTGGCAAATCCCAGCCCCACTTTCGCAGGGCCGAACATCCCACCGATAGTGCCGTCTTCGGGCATGTAGATGTCGTAGCCGCCAGAGTATTGGGTGGCTCTTTCTGGCAGGCGAATATCGCGTAGTTTCTGGATTTTCATGAACTCTCCAAGGGTCAGTAGTATTGCGGCATTAATCAGCCGCGGGTGATGGAATTGGCCAATTTTAAACTGGAAAATAGGTTGGAAATCGAACCTGTGAAGATGACCGGGTGGAAGAACGAACCCACCTTGAACAACTTGAAACAGGACTATGAGGACTCGCGCCAGCACCACGAAGTTCAGGTGCGCAAGATCAACGAGTGGATGGACAACTTCAATGGCACCGGTAAGGCAGCTGTCAAACCGGCGCCCGGTCATTCGGGGGTCGTTCCAAAGCTGATTCGCAAACAGGCCGAGTGGCGCTATCCGGCATTGACCGAACCCTTCCTGAGCACCCCGGATCTGTTCAAGGTCAAGCCGGTGACCTGGGACGACAAGGCCCGGGCGGAGCAGAACCAACTGCTGCTCAACAACCAATTCAACACCAAGCTCGGCAAGGTGGCCTTCATCGACGAGTACGTGCGTACCGCGGTGGATGAGGGTACGGTGATCGTCAAAGTGGGCTGGGACAATCGGGAAGAGGAGTACCTCGCCGAGGAGCCCAACGTCGAGTTCGTCCCAGATCCGATGGCAGCCCAGACCCTCGCCGAACTGCAGCAGCTGCAGGCGAGCGATCCGGGGCGGTATCAGTCTGAAACCAGTGAGGAATGGCAGTCGGCCTTGAAGATGTCGGTGGCCTCCGGGACCCCTCATCGCCCGGTGATCACCGGTTGGGAGAAGCGGGCCAAAACCCGTACTCTCCTCAATCAGCCAACCGTCGAGGTCTGCGACAGCCGTAACGTGATCATCGATCCGACCTGCAAGTGGGACCTCAGCAAGGCCGGGTTCATCATCCATCGTTACGAGTCGTCGCTGTCGATCCTCAAAGCGGACGGTCGCTACAAGAATCTCGAGAAGATTCAGATCGACAACAACTCCATCCTGGGAGAGCCCGACCATGCTACGAACACTGGTACTCAGACCTTCAACTTCTCTGACCAGGCTCGCAAGAAATTTATTGTTTATGAGTATTGGGGATATTGGGATATTGATGGTACTGGTCTGGTTAAGCCAATCGTCGCCGCATGGGTAGGCAGCATCTGTATCCGAATGGAAGAGAATCCCTTTCCGGATAAAGCCCTGCCCTTCGTGATCAAGCAATACCTGCCGGTTCGTCGCAACACCCATGGCGAACCGGACGGTGCACTCCTCGAGGACAATCAGAAGATCGCCGGCGCGGTCACCCGCGGGATGATCGACATCCTCGGCCGGGCGGCCAACGGTCAGGTCGGTATGCGCAAGGATGCCCTGGACGCCAACAACCGCCGCAAGTTCGTCAATGGTGAGGACTTCGAATTCAACCCAGGGGTGGCACCCCAGGAAGTCTTCCACATGTTCACCTACCCGGAGATCCCCCAGTCGGCCCAGTTCGTGTTGATGCAGCAGAACATGGAGGCCGAGGCGATCACCGGGGTCAAGGCATTCAGTCAGGGCCTGGGCAGCCAGTCGCTTGGGGATGTCGCCGCCGGTATCCGCGGCGCTCTGGATGCGGCCAGCAAGCGCGAGCTGGGCCTGCTGCGCCGGCTCTCCGAAGGGGTGGTAGAGATTGGCCGCAAGATCCTGGCGATGAACGCGGTATTCCTCAGCGAAGAGGAAGTGGTCCGAATCACCGAAGAGCAGTTCGTCACCGTGCGCCGCGACGACCTGCCGGGCAACTTCGACCTGGTGCTGTCGATCTCCACGGCCGAGGAAGACAACAACAAGGCCGAGCAACTGGCGTTCATGCTGCAGACCACTGGCAACAACATGGACGGGGAATTCACCCGGATGGTTCTGGCCGAGATCGCCAAGCTCAGGAAGATGCCGGATCTGGCCCACCGTATCCTGGAATTCCAGCCTCAACCCGACCCCACTCAGCAACGGCTGATGGAACTGGAGATGGCACTCAAGGAAGCACAGTTGGCCAAAGAGCAGGCGCAGACCCAGGCCTATATCGCCCGGGCCGAACTCGACCGTGCCAACATTCCGCTGGCAAGTGCCAAGAAAGAGAATCTCGACGCCGATACCGACCAGAAGAACTTGGACTTCGTGGAACAGGAAAGTGGGGTGAAACAGGAGCGCGACTTGCAGAAACAAGGCGAGCAAGCCAGGTCGCAAGCGCAACTTAAAGTGTTGGACAACGAGCACAAGAAAGAGCAGATCAAAGCCAAGCCGGCAGGCAAGTAAGAAAAATGTGCATGCGGCCCTAGTTCTGTATTAGGGTCGCGCCATTCGTTGAACCAAGGAACTTCCATGAGCCTGCCCAATCACGAAATCAGCAAAGAACAAGCCCGCGAATATGTGGAGAATGCTCGCGCTCTGGAGCGCTTGAAGCAGAACCCCGACTTCCAGCGGATTGTTGTCAAGGGTTACCTGCGCGATGAACCGGTGCGCCTTGTCCATCTCAAAGCGCACGAGTCGATGCAAACTCCCGAGAAGCAGGCAAGCATCATTCTGCAGATCGATGCGATCGGCAACCTGAACAGTTACTTCGGCGTGATCAACCACTTCGCCATGCTCGGCGAGAAGGCCCTGGAAGATTACGACGAGGCGGAAAATTACTCGGAAGAGGGCGCTGAATAATGGCCCGCTCCGTACTGGAAATGAGCGATGAGGAACTTCTGAACTTCGACCCGGCACAACTGCTGGAAGTTGAAGAAGAGACCACTCCGCCCGTAACCACCCCACCGGTAACCGGCGCCCAAGACGACGCAGTCGTCGCCGGCGATGCCGGTGACGGTGGGGTGGTTACGGGTGAGGAAGAGGAAGAAAACCCTCCTGGCGAAGATGAGGGGAATCAAGGGGATGGCAGCGAAACCGAAGGGGTCGAAGCCGCTGGCAAGGCCCTCCCGCAAGGTACCGAAAAACTCCCCGCTGCGCCTGCCGCCACTGCCGACAAGCCGGCTGATGAAGGGCTCCAGACTCCGGTTGCCGACCCGGATTACAAGGCAGCCTACGAACGAATCTTCGCACCCTTCAAGGCCAACGGTAAGGAGATTCGACTGGAGTCTCCTGATGATGTTATTGCTCTCATGCAGATGGGGGCTAACTACCAGAAGAAAATGCAGGCCATCAAACCAAATTTGAAGGTCCTGAAACTCCTGGAAAATAATGGACTCCTCGACGAGAACAAGCTGAGTTTCTTGATCGACCTGGATAAGAAGAACCCAGCGGCGGTTGCGAAACTCGTGAAAGACAGCGGAGTTGATCCGCTGGATATGGATGAGAAAGCCGGCGAATACCAGGCAACCCAGTATTCGGTCGACGATCGTGAACTTGCACTGGACTCGGTACTGCAGGACATCTCGGACTCCGAGCACTACCAGCGCATGTTGAACGTGGTCGGCAAAGAATGGGACCGGAAAAGTAAGCAGTTGGTCACCGACAATCCGAACGTGCTTCGCGTCATCAATAGCCACATGCAAAGCGGCATATATGACCTGGTGAGTGGTACGGTTGAACGGGAACGTATGCTGGGCCGGCTAGTTGGTTTGTCGGATCTGGAAGCTTATCAGCAAGTGGGGGACGCGATTCATCAACGTGGTGGATTTGCCCACCTGGGCGCCCAGGGGCAACAAACTCCGCCGGTGAAGAAGACCGAGTCGCCAACTACGAACAAGCCCGATCCCAAACAGGTGAAGGACATGAAGCGGGCAGCCAGTCCGACCAAGACGGCTCCGGCGTCGGCAGGCAAGAAAGCGGATTTCAACCCGCTCAGCCTCAGTGACGAAGAGTTCAGCAAGCTCGCACAACCACGATTCTGATAGGTATCTCTCATGGGTATGCAATACAACGATCCCGCCGGCGGCACGCAATCGTCCATTGGCGTTCAGCAGGTCGAGTTCTACTGGCAGAAGCAGGCGCTGATCGAGCTGAAAAAAGAGCAGTATTTCAGCCAGCTGGCCGATACCACTGCGATGCCCAAGAACATGGGCAAGAAGATCAAGCGCTACCACTACATGCCGCTGCTCGATGATCGCAACATCAACGACCAGGGCATCGATGCCGCCGGCGTGACCATCGACAACACCAAGTATTCGGTGGTGTTTCCGAAGCTGGTCTGGACCTATGCGGTCGAGGCCGACGCCACTGCTGCAGCTGCTGCGGCCAACGCCATCAAGTCTGGCGTGGCGGTGAAGACCGGCTCGGTCACTCCGTGGACCGTGACCCTCAGCCAGAGCATCGTCGATGGTGGCACCCAGGCCCAGGCCAATACCGCCCTGGCTTCCTTCCTGGGTTCCCATTCCCTTCAAGCTTCGGGCTACCTCTACGGCTCGTCCAAGGACATCGGCACCATCACCGGCAAGCTGCCACTGCTGTCCGAGACCGGTGGCCGTGTCAACCGTGTCGGCTACAAGCGCCTGGAGCTGGAAGGCACCTTCGAGAAGATGGGCTTTTTCAGCGAGTACACCCAGGAGTCCCTGGACTTCGACAGCGACGCGGAACTGATGATGCACGTCAACCGCGAGATGCTGAACGGTGCCAACGAGCTGACCGAGGACATGCTGCAGATCGACCTGATCAACGCAGCTGGGGTCATCCGCTACGCGGGCAACGCCACCACCAACGCCACCATCGATGCTACCGATGTGGTCACCTACGGCGACCTGATGCGCCTGGGCATCGACCTGGACAACAACCGCACGCCCAAGCACACCACGGTGATCACCGGCTCGCGCATGGTCGACACCAAGACCGTCCCGTCCTGCCGGGTGCTCTACTGTGGCTCCGAGCTGCTGCCGACCCTCAAGGAGATGGTCGACCTGCACGGCAATCCGGCGTTCATCCCGGTCCAGCAGTACGCCTCTGCGGGCAACGTCCTGACCGGCGAAGAAGGTGCGATCGACAAGTTCCGCATCGTGATCGTGCCGGAGATGCTCAAGTGGTCTGGTGCCGGCGGCGACGCCTCGGGCACCGCCACCCACTACGAGACCAACAGCCGCTACGACGTGTTCCCGATGCTGGTGGTTGGCGATGCGTCCTTCACCACCATCGGTTTCCAGACCGACGGCAAGAGCGTGAAGTTCACCATCTACAACAAGAAGCCCGGCGAGGGCGTGGCGGATCGTACCGATCCCTACGGCGAGACCGGCTTCATGTCGATCAAGTGGTACTACGGGTTCATGGCCCTGCGTCCTGAGCGCATCGGCCTGATCAAGACCGCTGCCAAGCTGTAACCCTCTAAGCGGAGGGGTGGTTACCACCCCTCCCTTTTTCTTGATTCAGGAGCAGTGCCATGACCGATACCCCTGTTGATGAGCTTGAACTGGAAATGCCCGACGAGCTTACCGTCCTCAAAGAACGTGCCACCCTGATGGGTATCAGCTTTCATCCCTCCATCGGGGTGGAGAAGCTGCGCGAGAAGCTCAATGCCCGCCTGACCAACCAGGCTGATCCCGACGAAAGTCAGGAGGTCAAGGTGGTCGAATTCGCCGAGAGTCCCGAGCGTGCTCGCCGGCGCCGGAAAGACGAAGCGGCTCGCCTGGTACGCATCAGCCTGACCTGCATGAACCCCGCCAAGCGTGAGTGGCCGGGCGAGGTGATCACTGCGTCCAACGCCGCCGTGGGCACCTTCAAGAAATACGTACCGTTCGACGGTGCGCCGTACCACGTCCCACACATCATCTACGAGCAGCTGCGCGATCGGATGTGCCAGGTGTTCTACACCGAGATCCTTCGCGGCGGCCCGAACAACGGCCTCAAGACCCGCCGCGGCAAGCTGATCCGCGAGTTCGCCATCGAGGTCCTGCCGCCGCTGACCGAGAAGGAAATCGCCGAGCTGGCCCGCCAGCAGGCCCTGGCCGGCGGGGTAGGCGAGTAAGCCCATGACTGCGATCACGATCTCCGACCTCACCCAGGCGGCCACTGGTGGCAATGGTGTCTTCGATACCCTGATGCGGGCGGCCCGTGCCCACCTTGACGAGGAGTTCGGGCGTGGTCGCATCAAGGGTCCGGAGTATGCCGACGTGTACCTGGGTGGCTTAAACCAGGTGCTCAGCATCTCCCTGCAGTTCCTGCTCAACCAGCAGAAGACCGACCTCGAAGCCCAGCTGCTGCAAAAGCAGATCGAAGCCCAGACTGCACAGATCCTGCAGATCCAGGCCCAGACCGATCTGCTCGAGCAACAGCGACTGAATGCGCTGACCGAGAATGCGACCATGCTCCTGCAGCAGGACAAGCTCTCGGTGGACATCGCGCTGGTCAATCAGCAGCTGCTCAACCTGCAGAGCGAGAAGCTGCAGACCGAGCAGCAGACCACCAACCTGGTCACTGAAAACGCGACCATGCTGCTCCAGCAGACCAAGCTCACCGCCGATACCAACCTGGTCAATCAGCAAAAGCTCCTGGCACAACAGCAGACCACCAATGCGGTCACCGAGAACACCGTGCTGATCGCCCAGGAGTGCAAGCTGCGCGCCGAGTACGACCTGACCATGGAGCAGAAGCTGCGCACGGTGTCGGAGACGGCGCTGATCGAGCAGAAGAAGACCACCGAGAAGGCCCAGACGGTCGAGATGGGGGTCGACGAGAACTCGGTCATCGGGCGCCAGAAAGGGCTCTATCAGGCGCAGATCACCGGCTTCGGCCAGGACGCCACCCACAAGGCGGTCAAGCTCCTGGTCGATACCTGGAACGTCCGGCGCACCACCGACAGCGCTACCGTGGCCGACAGCACCAACAAGCTCGACGATGCGACGATCGGCCAGGCGATCAACGGGCTGCTGAGCAGCGTCGGCCTCTAAGCCAGGTAGCAACGAACAAGGGGAGCCTGGCTCCCCTTTTTTCATGGGGGGAGATTTCATGGGCCTGTTCGGCAGCAAGAAGAAGACCGTCGTCCACACCGAGGTCATGCGGATCATCGAGGACGACCAGCTGCCCCAGTCGAGCAAGACCGGGGTGATCAAGGCGATCATGCAGGACGGCGATATTTCCGCCTACCTGCTTGAGGATCTGGTGGCCTCGATGGCGTTCAAGGCCGAGCGGTTCTACGACTATGCCGAGGATCACTATCCCCTGGGCTTGCCGTACAGCACGCTGACCACCAGCCTGGAAGGCCAGGACATCGTCGAGCAAACCATCGAACTGCTGATCGGCCACACCGTCACCACCGACTATTTCCAGTTCGCCGGGATCAATTCCCTGCACGTCGCCTGGCAGGCCCTGGTCGAGAGCTACGGCTACGTGGCCGACAGCAACGAGCTGACGGTGCTCTCTGCCAGTGTGGGCAGTCCGGTCTACCTCGACGACATGATCGCGGTGTACTCGCAGGCAACCATCGACGAGGCCGATCCGGGGGAACTGGACCAGTGGGGCACCTCGCCCCGGGCCGGCTATACGCCCCAGCGCCCGGCCCAGGTCGGCGGTGCCCTGGGGGAGTACCGCAGCTTCACGCCCTGGCAGGTCGACGAGGACGGCACCGAGGACTACGTGGAAGTGCGCTACGTCTGGCAGACCGCGCCGGGGGCAGCCGCGCGGTCTGCCACCCTGCAGATTCCTATCTCTGGTTTCGATGAGGACGCTGACTACTACCAGGTGCGCTACCGCTGGAAGGAAGTGATCACCCCGGCGGTGGGCATGACGCCCGAGGTGGCGGTCTGGCATACCGGGTTCTGGACCTACCTCGACGGGGCCGGCACCTATCCGGCGGTCGACAACATCCGCAACACCAGTTACGCCGAGCTGGGGCGCTACTTCCCCTTCGTCTACTTCCGGCTCGACGACGAGAACATGGGCCGCACGGCGGTGCGCAACACCGACCTCTACAAGACCTCCAAGGAGATGCTGCGCAAGCTCGACATGGACTTCCAGGCGACCGTCGATGCGATCCATGAGAACCCCGACATCAACGACATCGAACAGGCGATCATGGTCTTTGCGGTACCGGCCAACGCTACCAGCGAGGTGGAGCGAAGCTACCTGTTCGACCACTTCGACCTGCTCTATTTCAACTCGGCCCAGCCGGTGGACCTGGTCGGAGCAACCGGTGCCTACGACGCCTACACCTCGCGGGCAGGTCAGGCGATCGTCTTCCAGGACCAGGCCTTCAAGTTCACCCTGAGCTACCGGGGAATCGGCAAGCGACGGATCGCCGGCAGCATCGGAGCAGTGGGCTCGCACTCCAGCGGCACCGGCAGCAAGTACGTCACCAGCAGCTACATCAAGCGCAAGTCGGATGGCTCTACCGTGGTGGTTCCGACCACCGTCAACACCGATCACCACTGGTACCGCCGGCAGATCAACGCGCTCTACTACGACGAGATCGTGGTCTACGATCCGCGACTGCGCTACCACATCTACGGCAAGCACACCTACACCGGCAAGACCGGGGACGACTGCCTGCTGATTCCGATCGACCGGGCGCTGATCGACACCGTCCAGCTGATCGACCGGGAGGAGCTGTATGCCCGCTCGATGCACTACGTCTTCAATACCCGGATCACCATCAAGGTGAAGTGGTACCAGAGCGGCTGGTTCAAGGCCGTGGTGATCGTGGTGGCGATCGTGGTCACGGTGGTCTCGATGGGTGGGGCCTCGGCGATCTGGACTGCCCTGGCTTCGATGACGGCCTCCGCCCTGGCGGCGGCGATCCTTACCCGGTTGGTGATGTCAATCGTCATCCAGTACGGCCTCAAACTGTTCACCGAAGCGGTGGGAGGCGACGTAGCGCTGGTGGTCGGGGCCATCGCCGCGGTGGTGGCGGCGGCGGTCTACTTCGGTAGCGACATGCCCAACAGCGCGACCTGGGCGCAGAATCTCTTGCAGGCCTCCAACGGATTGACCCGGGCTTCGGCGCAGGCCTACCAAGAAGACCTTACCGGGCTGCAGGACGACATGATGGACTTCCAGGACTACGCCCTGGAACAACAGGATCTGCTCGACGAAACCCGCAAGTTGCTCGATACCGGAATCACTATTGATCCGCTGGAGATGGTCAACTTGCAGCCGATGACCTTGCTTAATGAAACACCGGCGAATTTTTATTTGCGGACGGTCCACGCAGGTAACATAGGCTCCCTGGGTATTGCCGCAATGTCGGAGTATTACGACTTGCAGTTGCAACTGCCCAGTATCAACGACACGCTGGGGGAACACTTCAATGGCATTGTCTGATTTCATTCCGAACCTAACTTCCAATGTCGGGAGTTGGTTCAATGCGGGCGGAAATAATAATGGCGTGGCGCCGGGAAGTTATTCCCCGGTGGAAGCGGCAGCCTCTCCGCTCAATATCGGCGGAAGTGTCTGGGGCAATGCCCTGGCATCCAACGGTCAGCAAGCAGGGGCTGCTGCGGTGGCAGGCGCCGGGGCCGGCTGGCAACCGAGTTTCCTCGACCAGCTGGTGGGCTACCGCGATCCGACTACCCGCATGCAGGTCAACGGCTGGGGCAACCTGGCCCTGGGTGCGGCGCAGGGAATCGGTGGAGCCTTCATGGGCTACCAGCAGTACCAGCTGGCCAAGCAGTCCTTCGACGAGCAGCAGCGCCAGTTCAACCTGAACTTCAACACCCAGCGCCAGACCGTCAACACCGCCCTGGAAGATCGCCAGCGGGCTCGCGTAGCGAGCAATCCGGGGGCCTATCAGTCGGTGTCCGAGTACATGAAGCAAAACGGGGTCTAAACCATGGCCGAACCTATCACCTGGCGGAACGTCGGGTCCGCCGGATTGAACCCGGCAGCCCTCCTCGCCGGTGCCCAACAGAGTTTCAATTCTGGCTTCGGGGCACTCGGCAAGGCTATCGAGAACCAGCGCACGCTGGCCGATACCAACTGGCAGATCCAGGGGGAGAACAACACCAACACCTACCTGGATGCGGTCAGCGGGTACACCGATCCAGCCCAGCTACAACAGGCTATGGGCGCCGGCGGAGCACTGACCCAGCTGCGCAGTCAGCTGGGAGGCAATATCGATGCGAAGGCGGTGCGGGGCGCCGGCGATGTCCGGGTCTCGGCCCTGCAGCAGCAGCTCGACCAGACGGCGCGCTTCCAGGATGCCCAGCGCACCCGCAACGAACGGGAGTTCATCGACAGCGTCCTTACCCAAGCCAGAGGAGGTGACGTGCAGGGTGCCCGGCAGCAGGCCAGTTCCGCCGACCTGATGAACAATGCCGCGGTGCTGGGTGACATCTACGCCATCGAGGGCAACCAGCTCGACCGCCGCTACAAGGCCGCCGGGGAATCGCGCGCTGAGCAGGCCAATGCCCGGGCCGGCGCCAGCCACAGCCTGCAGATGCAGATCGGCCGGGAAGGGCTGGCCTGGAACCAGTACGAGCGCGGGCGGCAGAAGGAGCGCAACCAGGCCGAGGATGCGGCCACCCAGCTGTTGCAGAGCACTGTGGCGACCCAGCTCAACGCCGATCAGGCGACCTGGGACACCATCAACAAGCTCGGCACCGAGATGGGCATGCCGATGATCAACGGCACGGTGGACCGCCAGAACATGACCATCGCCCAGACCCAGGCCTTCGGTCAGGCGCTCAAGGCCGCCGGGGTTGCACCGCCTCCCTCGAGTACCTCGGTGCTGGATACCCTGCAGCGCCAGCTGGCGACCATCCCGCACCTGCCGGTCTCGACCATGGTTCAGGCCGGGCAGCAGGTGGCCGGACTGGTGGGTCAGGGTATCCGCTACACCCCGGAGGACAAGGCCCGCCTGGACAAGACCTTGACGCCGGAGAACACCCGCTACGAAAGTGCGGTGGCCTCGATCGACCGCGAGTACCAGCGCCTCAAGGAAGGCAACCCGTATGCGGCGGACAAGGCCTTCGATCCCTATGCCACGGCAGCCGACCTGACCAGCTTCATCGGCGACTCGAGCAAGTTCGATCCGGTGGGGCTCAACAGTGGCGAACGGGAAGACCTGGTCAAGAGCGTGATGAATGCGCTCAATACGGGGATCGAGATCAAGCAGAAGGATGGCAGTAGCGAACATATCACCGTAACGCCGGGGATGGCTCAGTTGATTCTCAACCAGGTCAAGGACAATTACAGTGGTGTCGGTGCGGACTTCACAAAGTTGGCCGAACAGTTGGTCAAGCAAGATCCCAACTTCCTCTCGAAGTACCAGGAAGGGATCAATGCCTTCAATGTTCACCAACAACAGATCCGCAGTGAGACGAGTACCCATATCGGCAATACCCGTTCCATCGGAACTCGCTTTAATCAGGAGAACGGTATTCGCAATTCTGAACGCGAATTTTTGAATTCCCTGTTGAATAACTGACACTAGCGGCCATCTTTATCCAGGACTTAGAGATGGCCGATCAATTTGATGTAGACGCCTATTTCGCTGCACTGTCGAATCAGGACAATCCTTATGCTCCTCCCTCTCGGGGGGAGTTCGCTTCCAAACGTCAGAAGGTCGCCGAGGCGCAGCAGCGCAAAGTGCAGGCCCTCCAGGCAACCCAGGCGCAATATCAGCGCAACCTTAACGATTCTCTGCTCGGTCAGGTGGTTCAGGACTTCGGTATCGATCCCGAAGGCTATGCCGGCACGGCGGTCAATGCATCGGCCGAGTTGCTCAATGGCCTGAGCCGACTGGCCGGCTGGGGGGTGGCTGCGCCTCTGGAAGCGGTCGCGGCAATCCAGGAATTCAACACCCCAGAGGCGGCACGTCAGGCTTGGTCCCGCGAGCAGCAGGGCTTCGGTCAGCCGATGGACACCGGTCACGGCATTACTCCGATCGCCGATCCACAGATGGATGCCGTGCGGGCCGCGGAGAATGCCCAGGCCGCGCAGGACAAGACCCTGCTCGATCAGCCGCAGAACCTCGGCACCAACAACCGCGAGGTCCTCGACAATGCCCGGACCCTGCGCGAAGCCTCGGGCAAGGTGCGCAACTTCTTCGACCTCTCTGGTTTGGTCTGGAACGAATCGCGCAACAACCTGACCAGCGATCTGGCTGCCGGGGGCAGCAAGGAAAACCTCAAGACCCTGGGCAAGGCCTGGGACAAGCTCAGCGACGGCGAAGTGGTTCAGGGCCTGCGCGAGGGTGTGCCGGCAGCAGCCGATCTGATGGTCAATGCGATCAAGGCCGGGATCAACAATCCGGACGGGGTGCGCAGCTACCTGACCGAGAACATTCCCCAGCTGGCGGTGAGCGCCACCGGCAAGCTGGCGATGACTGCGATGAACGGCAGCTACGCCCTGGACACCTTCAGCCAGGGGATCGAGAACTACGCCAAGCAGAACGATGGCGCGCTGCCACCGGAGGATCAGCTCTACTCGATGGCCGGGCATGCGCTGGCTGCCGGGGCTGCCGAGCTGGTCGGCGATGCCTCGATCCTTGGGATGTTTGGCAAGGCGGGTACCAAGGCCGGTGCCGATACCTTGCTGGCTTCGGCAGGCCGCGGTGTCGGTGCCACCATCAAGGGTACGGGCAGTGAGGCAGCCACCGAGGGCTTCCAGACCTATGCCGAAGGCGTGGCCACCAACAAGCCGGCCACCGCGATGGACATCTACCAGGGGGCAGCGATCGGCGGGCTGGTCGGCGGGGCGATGACCAGCGGTGCCCAGGCGGTATCCGAAGCCGCTCGCCAGGGCGAGAAGATCGGCATCCGTACTACCGAGGAATCGGGAGTGACCACGGCGCAGAAGACTGCCCTGCAGTCGATGGGCGAGTTGTTCAAGGCGACCCGTGACGGCAAGGACGATCCGCTCAAGCAAGCCGACAACCTGGCGCAGGCAGACGCCGTAATCGGAAATCTGGAAGCCAGACGCGGTCAGCTGCAGAAGGTCCTCGACAGCACCCTCAGCGACGAGGAAGTCAAGGCCAGTCAGGCTCAGTTGACCGGCTTGCAGGAGATGCTGGCCAACACCGATCCGCAGGACCAGCAGACCCGGGCGGATCTGACCGAGTCGATCGACCTGGTCAAGGCAACCCTGGACGATCACCGGAAGACTGCCGGCGATGCCACCAAGCAGCGCAAGGAAGTCGCTGCCCTGGACAAGAGCCTGAGCGTCGCCCGCGAGCAGCGCGCCCGGATGGAAGCCTTGGTGCGTCCTTCCTCCGAGCAGATGGATGGGCTGCTGCAGCAGGTCAGTGCACCGGAAGGCGAGGTGGCCCCGGAGGCACGCCAGCAAGCTACTGACCAGGTCATCACTCTGGCAATGCGCAGCCCGGGAGCATTCAGCGATACCCAGCTCAGCGAGCTGGCCGACAACGAAACCAATGGCCTGAGCACGCCCCAGCGCCAGTACCTGCGGATGCTCTCGTCCAGCCGACAGGCGGAGAACCAGGCCAAGGGTCTGCAGGGAGTGAACCAGGATGTGCTGCTGGGTAACCGCAAGCAGGGCTACCTAGGGATTTCCGATTACCGGTCTGGCTTCCGTCAGGCGGTCTCGTCCGGCGACCCGGCAGCAGCACGCACTCAGATCGATGGTCTGCGCACTTTCGCCCAGGTCCATTCGGTCAAGGCCCGCCAGGCGGTGCAGGCCTATCGGCAGGCACGCAGTTCCGGGGAAAGCCTGCAAATGACCTCGGCCGGCAACGGCCAGTGGGAGATCGCGCCTCTGACCCTGAGCCGGGAAGAGCTGCGTGCCAACGGGGGACTGGAGATCGGCGCCCGCAGCGGACCACTGGTCGACGGGATCGTTGCCGAGGCACAAGCGTTGCGGGCAGCCAGTCGTGAGTTGCAGGCCGGCTTCGATGTGGTGTTCGCGCCGGCGGCAGCTTCGGTACCGGACCAGCCTGTCCCGGCGGCCGGTGCTGTTCCCGCCCAGGAGATCCCGGCGACACAAGCACCGGCCGCCGGGATTGAGCCGGTGCCGGTAGCAACTCCGGCCGTTGAGCAATCCGTTCAAGCCCCTGTCGCAGAAGCCCCTGCGCCGCTGGTACCCGAGGCAGTGCCTGGCGAGATGGCTGCTGTACTGGACCAGTCTCCGGTCGAATCTACGCCTGTGGAGGAGCAGCCGGTAGGAGACGCTCCGGCGGAAACCAGGAAAGGAACTCTCTCCCTGTTCCAGCGGGACAGCGGACTGGACTATCGCACTGGCAACCGTACCGCCCAGCAGTTCGAGCAGCGGGCCGGCAGGGCCAACGCCGCCACCTTGCGTCCCCTGGCTTCGGTGGGCGATTTCCTCGGTGCCCTGCGCGAAGGTCGGGCCATCCTCGAGGACTTCCTCGGTTTTGCGCCCGACGACAAGCAGCTGGGGGTGATCGGCAAGTTCCGCGAGCTGGCCGGCGACTGGCGCCAGGAGATCCAGGCCAACCTGTTCCAGCGCCCGGCGAACCAGCGCGAGCACAACTACAAGGACCCGATTCAGGATTTCCTCGACGAGAACGGTTTGATCGACGAGAACCTGGCCACGGCGATCAGCTATGCGGCATTCAGCTGGGTCGCCGAGAACGCCAGCAAGCCATCCAACACTGCCGACGAGATCAACGCCATCCTTGGGCGTGACGACGATGCCTACGTCACCCCGGCGATGGTTGCTGCTCTGGGGCATGTCGGCAGCCGGGAGAAGCTCGCCGTGCTCTCGTTCGGCCAGCGGGTGATGGAAGCGCTCGGTCTGCAACCCAAGGCCAATGCCTTCGTCAACGAGCAGTCCCGTCTGGAGCAGGCGCTGGGTGCCCAGGTGATGGCCCTGCTGGTGCAGCAGAAGCTGGTCCAGCGCAGCGAGGTATCCCAGGCCACCCTGGACCGTTTCACGCTGACCAAGGAAGCCCAGGCCCAGCGCCCGGCCAAGGAGTGGGAAGAGGTCGGCAAGCGTCGGGTGTACTTCCTGCGCATCGCCCGCGAGCCGGGAACCAGGGAAGCCAGCAAGCTGGCCACCTCGATCTACAAGAGCAGCGTCGGTACCCAGGGTGTGCTGGGCAAGCTGTTCGGCACCGAGGACGGGATGATCGAGCCGAGCTTCGAGCCGATTCCCTTCACCCAGCAGTTCGCCAAGCGGACCAACCAGGAGGTGCCCCAGGAACTGGCGATGGCCCTGGAGAAGGTCCAGTCCACGCCCTTCTTCGTCCGCCAGGACAACTGGAAGCTCTGGCAGAAGCTTGACCGGCAGACTCTTCTGGAGCTGGCTGGCGGGGTAGGTGTCGATGGCAAGCAGCTGCACAAGGAGCATCGCGCCTCGACGATCGCCAAGAACGACGACCTGCTGCGCCAGATCGAGAACTTCGACGACTTCGTGCACCAGCTGACCAGCGACAGCGAGGACGACATCGGGTTCGGCATGTACTTCGAGACCAGCGTCTGGAAGCCGCAGCGGGTAGGGTTCAAGACCAACCTGGTCAATCCGCAGACGAGCAAGGTACATCGGCACATGCTCTACATGAAGGACTGGGAGACCGAGATCACGGTAGACGACGAGGCCTCGATGGAGGGCTTCAAGCTACAGGTGGCCGAGGGTCTGGGGATCAAGACCGACAAGATGGCCAACCTTGAGTCGCTGGAAAAGCTCCAGGGCCTGCTGGCCGATCCGGTGATCCGCGCCGGTGTCTCGGCGCTGCGCAAGGGTCTGTACGGGGAAGGCGAGCTGACCTCTGCCGAGCAGGACCGGATTCGCCTGGCCGTGGCCAAGGGGGGAGAGAACTTCCACAGCTTCGATGCACTGGTCGGGCTGGTCCACTATGCCCAGGCCAAGGCCACCGGGCAGAAGACCTTCACCGTGCAGATGATGGGCGAGGTCGACGGGGTTACCAACGGGCCGATGCTCAGCCTGTTCGCCATGGGGGCGGCGAGCTTCCAGACCCTCAACCGGGGTGGCTTCTACTCGCTGACCGACGGTACCCGCAATTACAACCTCTGGCGGGGACAGGGCGGCAACCTCGATCTCTACGAGGCCACGATCGCCAAGGTCAATGAAGGCCTGCAACGGATGGTGGAGCAGAGCCCCAACCTGCGCAGCATGCTCGAGGGGATCTACCGGCTGACCGGCAAGCCCTACAACGACAGCGACGGCAAGGTCACCTCGGATGGCCGCAAGATGATCAAGACCCCGCTGACGGCGATGGTCTTCGGGTCGGGGATCGACAACGCGATCAGCAACATGGCCGACGAGTTCGTCGACAAGTTCTACGTGAACCTGGAGAAGCTGGCCAACGGGGGAGACCCGACCAAGCTCCGGCCATTGCTGGAGACCGTCAATCTGCTGCTGGCCCAGGCCAAGCACAAGTCGGCCAAGCTCGACACGGCGATGACCCTGGAACAGGCGATGGAGTTCAGCCTGTCGCCCCAGCAGGTCGCAGCCTTGCGCAATGTCTTCGTCAATACCGTCGGGGTGAGCGTCGCCGATACCCTGCGGGGCAACTTCGCGGTGTTCATCGAGCGCCGGCATGTGTTCAACCAGACGGCCCAGGCAGCCTTCGGGCTGTTCGACGGGGCCTACCGGCACTACCGCGACAAAGCCAGGAAGGGTATCGAGACGGTGATCCGGGACAAGCAGCCGACGCCGATCCACGACATCACTCGCCAGCAGGACCAGGACATCCGCAACCAGCTCAGCAAGCTGGCGCCGGTCCTGCACACTGCGATGTCGCGTGCTTCGGACAACCTGGCGTCGGGGCTGTACCTGACCAAGCGGGGCACCAGCCTGACCGACGATCTGGCCTACAGCATCGAGACCAAGTTTGGCCGCGAGCTGGCGCTGACCGGAATGGATGGCAAGCCTTCGGCATTCTCCACTGGCCGCTTCTCGGGGATTGCCCGGGGCGATGAGAGTCCCGGCGTGTCGCCGATGATCCTCGATACCCACTCGCTGGACAGCGCTACGGCGGTGGGGGTCTACGGCAAGATGGACGTGCTCAACCTGCATGATGCCGGCGGTACCGGGGTGGGGCGCATGCAGGAGATGGCGCGGGCCTACAACGCCAGCCTCTACGACCGTCTGATCGGCTACTCGGGTCCGCTGGAAATCCAGGAGGTCTGGGAGCGCAGCATCGTGGGTGCCCTCGATCTGCTGGCCCGGGATAACTCTCCTGGCTTGCGCGAGTCGATGGCCGCAGCCCTGCAGTCAGTGATGACCCGGATGGGCAAGGAAGTGGTGGAGGAGTATGTCAACAGCGGCCTTGGGCCGGCGGAGTTCGTCCTGCAACGGGTGACTCGGATGGCCTACGACGCCCAATGGGCCAAGCTGGACAACGCCGCCAACCTGGCGATCGTCGACCAGTATGCGTTCGAAGGGGGTGCCTACGAGGTCACCGAAGAGCAGCGCCAGGAGGCCCGCCGTCTGCAGGCCGAGCTGTCGCCCCAGGTGCGGGAATCGATGCGCCTGCAGGCTGCCGAGCTGGATGCCCTGCTGCCAGGTAGGCCAGTAGAGGCCTCGACCGAGCTACAGGAAGACCAGGCGGTCCCGATACAGGCGCCGGCCAGCGTGCCGCAGGTGACTGCAGTGGCGGCAGCTGCTCGGGCACCGAATGTCCTGACCGAGGTCCAGGCCCGGGTGGTCGAGGTTCAGCAGCAGATGCTCGAGCACAACCAGGCGCTGGAGACGGCAGCCAACGAAGTGCTGGCGCCCCGGGAAGCGGCCTACGTGCTGCAGGCAGTAACCGAGCAAGCCAGGGAGGCTGTCAATCACTGGGGCGAGCTGGGCACGCCGTTGTTCGAGGTCGATGCAGAACTCGAGCAGGCGCTCGCTGCCCAGCCGGAGATGCCGGTGGGTCGGGTCATGGGTCTGCTCAAGGGCCGGCTGACCGGTGCCAATGCCGAATTGCTCAAGGCAGTGGCCAAGGTGATCGACCGCAACCTGACGGTACGTTACGTGACACCGGCCACCGATCCGACGGTCAGCGCGTCCCAGGGCGTGACCGGGTTCCGCGGCTGGTACGAGGTGCGCAACGGCCAAGGGCAAATCTTCGTCAAGGGTGCACAGTTCCGTCATGCCGGGATCAACGCCGAGCTGCTGCTCCACGAACTGGTCCACGCCTCGATCGCCGGAGTGATCCAACGGGGCCAGGACGGCAGTTCTCCCCAGGTCTGGGAGCTGGTACGCAACCTCGAGGAGATCCGCCGCAAGGCTGCGGCCTACGTGAACGAGCAGGGACTGGGCAACCAGTTCGGGCCGGCGGTGGCCAATGTCGACGAGCTGGTCGCCTGGGGGATGACCAACCAGGACTTCCAGGAGCAGGTGCTCAAGCGGATCACCCTCAACCAGTCGACGGCGAAGAACTCGCTGATCACCGGGGTGAACGCCTTCATCCGCACGCTGATCGATCTGCTCTTCGCCGGCAGCGGGCTGTCGCCGCAGAAGGTTCACAAGACCGGGATGGCCCTGTTGGTCAAGAACGTCTCCGGACTTTACAAGGAGGCCTCGCTGCGGCCGGCGGTCGGGGTACGCACCCTGGCAATGGCCAGCCCTTCGGCCCAGGCTGCTACGGCGGCGCTGGAGCTGGGCACGGTGGAAATCTTCGAAGCGCTCGAGCAGTACGGCCAGACCGTTCTGAACGGGACGCGCCGCGAGCGACTGCTTGGCCTGCTCGATGGCATTGTCACCGAGCTGCATGGACCGTTCGGTAGCTTCAAGGTCCAGCGTCAGCAGAACCAGGCGCTGACCCCGACCGATGTCTACCTCAAGACCCTGTACACCGGGCAGCTGCCGTTCGCCAGTGCTTCCCTGGCTTCCGGCCTGCCGTTCAGCGAAGCCGAGGCCTATGTACTGGAGCAGGTCGAGGCTACCGTGAAGGCGGCCCTGGAGCAGGAGAACGGGGTATCGAGCGTGGCCTACCGCCGCCTGCAGGAGCTGTTTCGTGAAGCGCGCCAGCAGGTCAAGCCAGAGGACTTCTACGCAGGCGATTGGTTCCTGGCTTCGCCGGTGGCCAAGCAGACGGCGCAGGGGCAGTGGGACTTCGTCTTCAAGGCCTCGGCGGGCAGCAAGGGACGGTCGGATTACCTGGCCCGGTTCGTCGCCCTGGGGCTGGTCTACGAGCCCTTGCAAGCGAAGATGGGCCAGCTGACGGCCGAGGTGGCGGTACGCGACTGGGCGGCGATGGGCTGGTTCGAGAAGCTGCGCAGCCTGTTCGAGGATCTGCTCGATGGGCTCGGCAACAAGCTGGCCAACGTCTCGGCCGGCGAGCGCCAGGACATTCGCCTGGGCAACCTGGTCGACCAGCTGGTGGACATCGAGGCCAAGCGCCGCTACGCCCTGATGCAGCGCAGCCAGGGGACCCTGGCCGATCGCTTCGACAGCCTGCTGGAAAGTGCCAGCAAGGAAGTGCGCAGCCATCTGGAGACCCTCGGCAAGACCAAGTTCTTCCGCGAATCCAGCCAGGGCATCATCCGGGTGATGGGTAAGCTGCCGGGGGCAGCGGCGCCGGCGCGACTGAACTACCTGATGGACGGCTTGCAGCGGCTGCGCGATGCCCACTTCCCGGGACGCCTGGGCGTGGTGGCCGGACTGGTCAACGAAACCAGGGGTGCTAGCGAGGCGACGCAGTATGCCTACACCCTGTCGCGGGTGACCAAGCAGCTCGAGCAGCAGCGCAAGGGGATCATCGGCGATGTGAGCAAGCTGATCGCCGAGAGCTATGCCAACGAGGGCGAGGACCTCACCCGCGAGCACAAGACGGCGCTCAGCAAGGTGCTGCTGCGTACCGATCTGCAGGCGCTGCTGGACGGTTACGGGATCGAGGGCATCGCCCGGCTGATCAACGATCCGCAGGAACTCGAGAAGACCCTCGCCGAGCACATCGCACGGGTGCGCAAGCTCGGGCAGATGGGGCGCTACTACATTCGGCAGGTGAAGGACCTGGCCTACTACAAGGCCACCGGGCTGGTGGTCGGGCCGCATGTGATGAGCAACACCCTGAACATCGCCAGCCTGGCCGGGACGCCCCGGGCCGGCAAGCTGTCTCAGGCCGAGGTCGAGCTGGCGGTACCGGCGCTAGACAGCCTGCAGGCCCTGCTGGCGCTGTCCTACACCGACATGGCCTACCGGGCCATGGCCGGGCAGGTGCTCAACAGCGAGCTGGCACGAGGTAACGAGAACGGTGCGCTGCTGACCCTGCTGACTCACCGCGAGCTGCAGAAGCAGTCGGCCCAGCGCTTGTTCGGTGGCAGCGAGGCGCTGCGCCTGCAGGGCTTCGTACCGGAAATCTTCAATCCCAACACCGACCTGCAAGTGGCTGGTGGGCAGGTGGCTGACCAGCTGGTGGCGTCCGGGTACGTGCGCCTGGAGCATCCGGTGCATGTCGACCCGGCCGATCCCGACCAGGCCCTGCGGTATGTGCATGTGCTCAAGCACGGCGGTACCCAGGCCTACCAGTCGGGGGTGATTTCCTTCACCGGTGACAAGACCCGGGGGCGGGAGCTGCACAGCGGGGTCAACTCGTTTCTTACCGAGCAGCCGAGCAAGTACCGCACTCGCCTCAACGGTCGAGTGGCACGCCAGCGTGCGCAGGAGATCGCGGCGTTGTTCGCCGCTAGCGAGGCCTACCATCCGGGTAAGTCGACCCAGCGGCGAATGCTGCCGGTCGTGAATGCCCAGGGGCAGGTGGTCAACTACCGCTACATGATGAGCGAGGAGAACAAGGATCGACTGCTCGAGCGCACCGACACCATGGACCAGGTGCTCGGGGTGATGGCCGGCAACCTGTTCGACAAGGAGAGCGGGCGCGAGCAGAACGATCGCACGGTGGAGGCTCTGCATGAGCAGTACCTCAAGGAATATGCCGAGCGTCCGGAAGCCTATGTGGAGGTCAGCCCGACCAGCCCCGACAGCGAAGCCAGGGAGGCCTGGATCATGCTGCCTCAGCAGACCAAGGAGAAGATCCGGGCAGTGTGGGGCGAAGACCTGATGCTGGTGCGCAGCGATCTGCTGGACCTGGTGTTCGGGTACCGCAAGCCGAGCCTGTCGAGTGCCTTCGACAAGGACCCGGAGCTGCGCTCGACTTGGGAAAATCTGGTGGTGATGTTTGGGGAGGCGGTATTCGGGGAGAAGGCGGCGGTAAGGATTCGCCAGGGGGAAGGCATCGTCGAGACGCTGGTGGGGGAAGCCAAGGACATCATCGTGGTGAAGTCGGGCCTGACCTTGCTGGGCAACATGCAGTCGAACTTGACGCAGCTGCTGTGGGAAGGGGTGTCGCCGGCGGACGTGCTCAAGCACCACCGGATCGCCTTGCAGGGGGCGCTGGCTTACCGGCGCGATACCCACGAGTTGGTCAAGCTGCAGAGCATGCTCGATGCCGGCTACCTGGTGGGCGGGGTGGACGAGCTGCGTCAGCGGGTAGTGGAGCTGCGCGATGCGCTGGCGCGCAATCCGGTCGGCAAGCTGATCGAGGAAGGCCTGCTGCCGTCGATCGTCGAGGATGTCTCGGTGGAGGACGATCCCTACAGCTACCGGGGACAGGCGCTGGCCTACCTGGAGAAGAAGACCCGCAACCTGCCTGGCTTCGTCAAGGATTTGGGCAAGACGCTCTACGTCGCCCACGACACGCCGCTCTACCGACTGCTCGGACAGGGCACCCAGCTGTCGGACTTCATGGCCCGCTACACGCTCTACCAGCACCTGGTCGGGCGCAGCAACCAGCCGATGGCCCATGAGCAGGCCGTGGAGACGGTCTCCGATGCGTTCATCAACTACGACATCCCGAGCCATCGGGTAATCCAGTACCTGAACGACAAGGGCATCCTGATGTTCACCAAATACTACATCCGGATTCAGAAGGTGCTGCTGCGGATGTTCCGCGAGAACCCGGCCAAGGCGCTGATGCTGGGAACCCTGGAAGGGTATTTCAGCAGCATGCAGTCGGTGATGGACGGGCATGTGTTCAACCAGTTCGGCAATCCGCTCAACGGGAGCGTCCTGAAATACCCGGAGTCGCTCGACGAGCTGGTCACACTGAAAGTGGGGATGGGTCTGTTCAGCGAGTGATGTGGATAACGTGGCGGGGCCGGAGGGCTCCGCTGCGATCTTTTTAAGCTTTTACATCTTTCTTTTTAGGGGCTCACCCTGACACCTATTCGGGGAGTATTGGTGTCAGGGTGAGACCTATTCAGGTTCGACAAGTCTCAGGCTGATACGTATCACACTGAGCTGTGTATAACTCTGACGGTCTGCTCACTCGTCATCCTGCTGGCTTTTCCAGTTGGCCAGCAGCTTGTCCCGCATGGCTTTGGGCAGCTTCTCCAGATCCGCCGTGAACTCCTGCACGTTGAAGTTCATCGCGTTGTCATGCAGGTGGGTGACGTTCACCTGCAAGCGCTCGATATGCACGACCTTGGCGCCGGCCAGGTCACCGGACACCAGCACGTTTTTCAGGTCGGCCACGGCATGCTGGACACTGCTGGGCAGGTAGTCCCAGGTGGCTACGGCTTGCGGGCGGCCATGTGCGTCGGTGACGTTGATCTTCTCGCGCAAGATGTAATGGTTGGACCGCCCACGCTTTTCCTTGGTGATGTAGCCGGCTGCTTCCAGGGTTTTCAGTTCGCGCTTTACCTGCGCGACGGAGACCCCGGATTTCTCGGCGATTACGTCAATCCCGGGGAAGGCATGGCCAGTCGAGAAATTGGTATGGGCCTTGATCACGACATAGACCGTGAAGGCATGCGGCCCCATCTTGGCCACGTCACCCTGCTCGATCATCGCCTTGAAGACGTGAAACCACTGGGTCTGCGCTTCCAACAACTCCTGTTGTTTCGGTGTTTCGGATGGCTCGTTCATTGTAGTTTTCAGGAGCAAGTAGTTGAGGGGAGAGCCCGGTGAGACCTAGGCCCTCCTTGGAACCTGACGCTATTTCCGCGTTAGGTGGTCACGCCATTCCCGGGCCAGTAATACTAGCCCGCCGAGGGCGCACAGTCCGATAGCCAGGAAGGTGATCACGGAAGAAAAAAGGGTGAGCACGAAGCCCACCCCGATGGCTACTGCGACGATCAGTGCTGCCAGCAGCACCTGACCGGCGAGGGTCAGCCATTCCTTCATGGCTTAGGCGAACAGGTTGACGGTGTCGGCCGGCTCGGCACCTTCTTCGACCACAGGCTCGTCGGGTTCCTTCGGGTCCTCAAGGACAGGGGCTTCTTCGGCGACATGGGGTTGTTCCTCGGCGACCGTCGCCACGGCGGCTTCGGCCACGAACGGATTGACCGTTTCGGCAGCTACGACAGCCTTGGTCTCGCCCTTGCCGGTCAGTGCCACCACGTTAGTGGCGGCTTTGCCGGTGGTTTCGCCGGCAGTAGCCTTGACGAAGGGGACGCCAACAGTGGCGGCCGGCAACTCGACGATGTCCAGATCGGCGGTCAGACCACGCTCGCCGCGGCCGGAAGTGAAGTTCACTTCGACCGCCTTGCCGACAATGTTGATGCCCATCTCGCTCACATAGTTGCGGACGGCGACTTCGATTTCGTCTTGGTTCAGTTGGATTTTCATGCAGCAGTTTCCTTGAGTTGAATAGGGCCGTTGAGGATGGCCAGGTACTGTTGAAAGGCCGGCAACTGGGTGCCGGCATGGATGGCGAAGAGGGCGTCGGCCATGTGCTCGGCATTGGTTTCCGAGACCAGGGTTGCACCGTTCTTCTTGTAGGTAGGCCAGTTGGCCTGGGGGTAGCTCTGGAGCGCCGAGGCGATCATCGCCTTCTTGCTGGCGTTCTTGTCGCGTGTGCCGGCGAGCTTGACCTCGCTGGCAGTCACTTCGAAGAACGGCACGCCGAGCGCCCGGAGGGCGCCCAGTAGGCCCACGCACATCCCGTAGGACTTCATCGATGCAGCCGACTGGCTGCCAACCGGAACCTCGACGAAGATCGCCTGGGCGTCCAGGATGGCCGGATAGACCACCTTGAACAGCTGGCGTGCTACTTCGAGGTCGATGCTGTTGACCCGTGACTGTTTGCCTTTTGGCTTCACTGGCTGGACCACCTGCAGGCGCGGGTTGTGCAACTGCAGTCCGTCCAGGTCGAGAGTGGCAGCAGCCAGGCCCCAGTTGGTCATGCTGGGGTCCATACCGACGACGCGCAGGGTCGCCATGGCTACTCCACGATCGGGGCGATGCCGTCGCCTTCGACCGGTTCTGGAGCTGCAGTGGCAGCCGCTTGCTTCTCGGCCTGGAGCTTCTGCCAGAGCCCATAGGACTCCAGCTCCCAGAGCTTCTCGCGGGCATTGCGGGTGGCGTTGCGCACAGCGAATTCCTCGCCCAGTTCGGGGCGGAAGTTCTCCGGTGAGACACAGGCGCTGAATCCCGAAGCCAGGAAGTAATCGTTGTCGAGGAAGGCCATGGCCTGGAACAGGCGGGTACCTTCCACGTACAGCACGGCGACACTGACGCGATCCATCAGGGCATCGATGTGCTCGGGGGTAATGCGAGGGCCTTGAGTGGCGCCGGCAGCCTGGATGGCTTGTTCGGCATCCTGTTCGGTCTTGACGATCGGGTCGGTCATGGTAGCGGTATTCCAATTTCGGGGGAGGTAGAGGCCCCGCAGGGCCTCTGGGAGGGGATCAGGCGAACAGGCCGGAGGCGACCGCAGGAGAAGCTGCAGTCTTGGCACCTGGAGCACCGGCAGTGCCGGAGGCGCCGCGGGCACGGTTGTTGACTTCACCCTTCCAGCGCTTTTCCCAGGTGTCGGCGAAGGCGGCGGTCTCGGCCTTGCCCATGATCTCGGTGACGGTCATGCGGTCGCGGGCGCGGAAGAACTTGTCGATCTCGTTCTCCTCGCGGGTTTCCCCGGAGGCGACGTACTGACCGTTGCCGTTCTTCACGTTCTTGTCGACCACCTGCTTGACCACGCCGGCGAGGATCTCCTTGTCGAGCAGCTCGGTGACCACCTCGACCTGGGTCGGCACTTCGGTCTTGGCATCGTAGTTGTAGATTTTCACCATCTTCATCTCGGTACCGAGCTGGGCGATCTCGCGCCCGCAGGTCAGCAGCGCCAGTGCCTTGGCCTGGATGAAGCCAGGCAGGTACTTCTTCTCGCCGTCCTTCTCAAAGTAGGGCTTGCAGCCCTTCTCGTTGCCGGAGGTCATCCACAGGGTAGCCTTGAGTTCCTTGTTCTCGGCGTTCTTGAAGACCAGGAACAGGCCCAGGGCACCGCCGGCGGATTTCTGCAGGTAAGCCAGGCTGACCTTGACCGGGTAGATACCGGAGTCCCAGACGCGGCCTCCACCCAGGCGATCCTCTTCGCCCTGGATACCTTTGTCTTCGTGGTTGAGTGCATTCAGCAGAGACATAACTCTTTCCTCATCAAGCGTAGTAAGTGTCCAGTCGATCGAGAATCAACTGGAGGTCGTTGTCCGTAAATGTTTCCTGGGTCGCAAACAGCCCCATTGGGCCACGCAGGCGCTCGCCGACAGTGTCTTTGGTCAACTTCGTCTGGAAGACATGTTTGAAACCCAGCGCCTCTTCCTCCGGCGTAATGGTGAGCAGCGACGAACTGTAGTCTTGCAGCCGGGTAACCGGCATCTTTTTCGCACTGATCACAATCGAGAAGTACGACTCGATGCCGTTGTTCTTCAAGGCGCCTTTCACCGGTACCTTGGTTTCCATCTGCATCTCGTTTTCGTTGTAGTCACCCAGGGTATGGGCGAGGAATACAACTTTCTTGTCGGACTTGGCAACAAACTGCTGCATCAAGTTCTTGAAGTATTGCGCGAAGTCTCCCCAGGCCTTCTGGGTATTGACCGAGTTGAACACGAAGATCGACTCGTACATGTCCAGCAAGTAGGTCAGGGTATCGATGATGATCACGTCGTACTTGTCGTGACCGGGATTGCCCGGTGAGGTAAAGGTGAAGGCCTCATATACTTGTTCGGGATTGGTGATGGTGATCTGCTTGAACTTGGCCTGGAAGGGAAGTTTCTTGCCCGACTCGCAGTTTAGGTAAAGCACTCGTTCGGGATTGCGCAAGTTGCGCAGCGAGGCGGACTTGCCTCCGGCGGACTTGCCGCCAAGGAGGATCAGGTGGTCATTGACGGCGGTCATGGGATTCCTCAATTATCAAACCAGTAGACCAGGCGATGGTCTTCCGGGACGGCGTCGGGGCCGAAGCTGTCGATGCCGATTGTCAGCTTGGCAAGCAGATGCTCGCGCTCGCCGGTGTCGGGCAGCAGGAGCAGCTCCACGGCCTTCTGCTTTAGCTCCTGGAGGGTCATGTAGCTCGGGGTATGGGCATCGTTGCCCCAGCTCTCATAGACCTCGCGTACCTCCTCGCTGGTGTCCTCGGGGAAGCCTTTGGCTGGGGTAGCTACAGAGGTGTGCTTTTTCACGCCGGCGAGCAGGCCGAATAGGTAATAGTCCCTGTCGGTGAATGGCTCGAAGGGATTCAAACTCACTTCGGGCCATTCGGAGTCGACATCCTTTTTGAAGGTATGGGCGGCATGGGCGTGCCACTCATCGCCCATCCGGTACTCGCTGTAGATATGGACATCAGTGTCCATCTCGGCACCTCCTGTGAAAGCCTGCTTGAAGAGTTTCTTGGAAAGGGCGAGAGGTGGCGGAGCCACCCCCCATAGGTCTTTAAGGCGCGGCACGTTTGGCCAGGGCCTTGCCGACGGTGATCATGATCGAGCCGAGGATCTCGGCCTCGTCGAGCTTGTCGGGCAGCTTGTCGTTCAGGGCCATCACCTTCAGGCGAGTGGACTCGAAGTCGAAGCCGGCATCGACGAGGATCATTGCGAAGCGCAGCAGCATGTTGTTGCGGTTGCCGTCGCCGGTGTTGTTGATCACCCAGCGCTCGAGGGCGTCCATGGCCTGCTGGGAATCCAGCTGAGCCTTGCGCTGTTCGTTCTTGTCGGTTTTCGGGATGAGCGGCAGCACGTCGATCGTCTGGCCCTCGGTGTACTCGTAGTGGCCCGGATGGGTCAGCCACTTGCGAGCGCGTTGATCGGTCTGGTCGTCGACCGGGAACGGCAGCCACTGGTAGATGTTGTTCATGAACTCTTTGTAATCCTTGGCATCGAGCTTGAGCACATGGCTGGTGGGCAAGATGATCCGGAAGCGGTTCTCCTTCTCGGTATGGCGCTTGGTGGTGTAGTACAGCGCCTTGTAATCCTTGAGCACCAACTTGGCCGTGCTCAGGTTGCAGGTGCCGTCCACGTCGATGACGATCAGATTGAAGCCAGGCGCCGCACTCTCCTCGTTGCGATAGCCGTCCTTGAGATGGTGGGTGACCCAGTGCAGGCCGTTGACCTGGGTCATCTGGTGGAGCTTGTCGAAGGGGGCTAGCTCGTTGCGGTAGCCGGTGGTCATGTCGTCGCTGAACGCCAGGATGATCTCTTTCAGATCGGTCTCCTTGAGGCTCTCGCCGCGCAGGAACTCGATGCCGTCCTGGAAGGACTTCTTGACGATGATGTTGTTGCGGTAGCCCCAGCTGATCGCCAGCTGCATGAGGTCGGAGCGGGCGCTGGCGCTGCCCCGGTAGAAGGGCAGATCCTCGACCAGGTCGGCCTGGGTCACTTCCCGGTTCACGCTGGCGATGTACTTGGCCAGCTTGACGTAGGGACGGTCCCTGGTGAGCAGCATGTCGAAGGCTTCTCCGGATTCCTCGGCGAGCTTGATCGCCGCCAGCAGGTGATCCTGGGTCAGCTCTGGCGACTCGTCGACGAAGGCATAGGCCCCGGCCAACTTGAGCGCCTTGAAGTAGCGGTGGCTGATCTCGGCCTTCCTGGATTCCTCGTGGTCGGCCAGGGCCTCGGCACGCTTCTCGCAGTCGAGCTTGTACTCGATCAACAGCAGCGAAGTGTCCTTGGCCATCACCAGTTTCTTGCGCACGTTGATGATGTTGGCCAGCCGTTCCAGCTTGTCCGCCAACTGCTCGAGGAACAGGTTGGTGGACGGGTTGGTCATCAGGTCGAAGACCTCCTGGGGAGTCAGGTCCTGCCGGCGATGGGAAACCAGGGAGTAACCGAAGAAGCAGCGGCGGGCGTAGCCGGTGTCCAGGAAGGACATCAGCTCCTCCTCGGTCTTGCTGCCGTTGAGCAGTTTCACCGGGGTGCCGTAGAGCATCATGTTGGTCGGGGTGGCGCCCTTGATCTCCTCCACCCGGGTGTTCTCCGAGGTGTTCTTGGTCAACTTGGACTTGATCATTCCCTTGTCGAACAGCTCGAGGAAGGCATTGAGCACCTCGGTGTTGGCCATCAGGTTGGAGCCGATCTCGTCCATCTGCAGGTTGACGCAGCCGGCGTTGGCCATCAGGCACTTGTGACGCAGTTGCTTGACCGCCGGTGCGGTGCCGGAGTCGAAGCCGAAGACCATCTCGCCGGTTTGGTTGAACTCCTTGGTGACCAGCTTGAGTTCGTCGTCCGGGTCGGTCGACTTGCGGGTGGCGCGCTTGACCGCCAAGGTCGGTATGTTGTCGTTGGCCAGGGTCGGGAAGGTGACCTCCATGAAGGTCTGGCGGAACAGGTGGACGACCTCGTCCTCCATGATCCCAGTCGAGTGGCCCTTGCCGGCGCCGGAGGGCATCAGGTTGATGGCGAACATGTTGACCGGGATCAGGCCGCGGTCGGGGGTGTTGATCTGGCAGCGCATGTGGCTGGCCACCACCGAGAAGTAGTAGCCGACCAGAACCCGGAAGAACAACGGGTTCTGGTTCTGGGTACGGTCGACCAGGACCTGCACCAGCTGCTCGCTGAGCGGATGGTGTTGCATCGATTGGACAGGAATCACGATAGCCTCCTAGGCAAGTTTGAGTTCGCCCGACCTGATCAGGGCGTCTTTCTGGGTGCAGAGATCGAAGCCCGAGCAGTACAGGCAGGCGGCCACTTCCCCGGGAACTTCCTTGACGACGCCGACGCCCTTGCCCTCTTTGGCGCAATGGCTGTAGGCCTTGGCCTTGTCCTCGAAGACCTTGGTGGCCCGCTTGGCATCGGGCTTGCCGTAGAACTTCCAGACCGTGGGCTTGCGCCACAGGTCTTCGTTCGTACACAGGGGCAGGCTGGCTTCCGGGACGTTCTTGAAGTGCTGATAGCGGTAAACCTGGGTGCGGATGAATTCCTCGGTTTCCTCCAGGGAGAACAGCGGGTACTCCTTGTGCTGGGTGAGGTTCTGCGGGTACTGCGGATCGGCCTTGGCGGAGGATTTCTGCCAGTCGGTGAACAGGAACTGGATGGCCATCACCTCCTCGGTGATCTTCTTCGGATCAAGCCAGCGGTAGATGCTGCCCTGCATCCGGTACTTCCAGTCGTTGCGGCCATGAAGCCAGGAGTAGACGGAGGTGGACTTGTAGTCCTCGAGACGGCCGTTGCCGATGAAGTCGGGCTTGCCGCTGATGACCTGGCCGTCGATCTCCCGAAACATCCGCTCTTCCATGTAGACCGGGATGTCGCCCGGGCGTAGGGTCCCTGGTTCGGGATTAATGCGGATGCGATCGATGATCGCGTCCTTGTAGCCGAGCCGCTTCATGGCCTGGACGTAGTTGCTTTTCCAGGCCTTCTCGATGGCGTCGTGGTAGGCGGTGCCCATCCGCGACTTGGCCAGCTCGGCGATGTCGACCACCCGCTGGGCCGGAGGCACCCGCTCGGCCAGCAGGAGCTGGCGCAGGGGCTTGAGCAGGCTGGTCGCGCTCATCGCCCCGGGCTGGTAGTCGTAGTAGTCGGTGGCCAGGAACACGGCCATGGAGAGCGGGATCTTGGTCTGGTTGGTGTAGAGCATGGGAGGGTCCTTGGGGAGGTTACCCTCCCCGCAGGGAGGGTGGGTTATCGGCCGAGGGCCGCGTCTTCGCTGCGCATCTCCAGCCAGCGATTGAGGGAATCACGGGCTTCGGTGATGTCCTGGATGGCGTCTTTGCCGCCGCGCTGGCCGAGGTTGAGGATCTTCTTCAAGGCATGGTCGAGAGGGCCGGCAGGGACCTGCCAAAGCTCGATGACGCGATACACGTCGATCACTACCAGCCCCTGGACGTTCTTGAAGTAGTGGCTGTACGGGACTGCCTGCTTCTCCAGCTCGGCATCGTCGTCGGAGGGTCCGGAGGACCCGGTCCTCAACAGGTAGGCGTCCAACTCTGCGTCGGTCAGCACCGGGGATGCTGCGATCGCATCCGAAGGGTTGAGAGGGTGGCCGCCGGTACGCAGATGGCGGTGGGTGGCATGACAGGTGGGTACAGGTTTCTGGTTCATGACTGCCTTACTACGGATGAGGGATGACGGCGAAGGATTCTATGTGGGGGGTCAGCGACTCCCTGCATTTGCTTGCGGCGCCCACTGCCGGTCCAGGGCGGTCAGGCACAGCTCCAGGGCCTTGATGTACTTCTGCGCTCGCCGTTCCTGCGTAGCGAGCATCTCCATCACGACAGGGGTCGTGAAGGTCTCCAGGCACTGCAGGAGTGCATAGAGAATTCCGGTGCTGAGGGGCTTGTCGCTTCCCCAGTCCAGTCGGGCGATGCCGGCCAGGATGTCGTCGATGGGGCCGCTGGCATGCGGGGTAACCGCCTGCATGGAAGCCAGGTGACGATTGACGATCCGCTTGCCGTGTTTTCTCTCCGGTCTTGCCGGGGTTTGGGCTTGGCGAATGCGTGCGCAGCCGGCTTTGCCCAGGCGTGCCGAGAGGGTCGGCATGCTGTCGATGGGGTAATCGGGAGTAACGATTTTTGTATGATCAATTGGAATAAGCATGGCAGTCCTTTATAACTTCCAGTACGTCCCATATATAAAGGGGGAACCCCTGCTTCCCCGTCTTCGCTTTCTCGACGGCGAACTTTTCCCCTGCCCTCGCTTTGCGGGACAGAGGGAAAAGAGGGGTTCCCCGGTCCCTGCCCAAATCCCCGGTCCTGCCGGCGCGCAGCGAAGCGAGCACCGGCAAAGGACAGGAAGGGGATTTGGGCAGGGACCGGGAGGAAAGGAATGAAGAGGTAATAGAGGGAGGTATTACTTCTACCTCCCTTCACAGGCCTCGGCGCCGTGCTTGCTCGGGTCGCTGCGCGCCCTCGCGCACTGCTCGGCCTGTGAAGGGAGGGGGGAGTCAAAGGGGGTTCAACCGCACTTGCTGTGACCACAGTCGATGCAGGTGGCGCAACCGTCCATCAACACCATGTCGCCCCGGCATTCGGGACAGGTTTCCACCACGCTACCCGCAGCCACCGGAGGTGGCGTGGGGGTCGCTCCTTCTACTGTCCCCTGCTCGGGGTAGAGTGCCGAGAAGATGATTTCCCTGGCTTGCCGAGGGCTGCCGTCCTCGCTGAGGAATCCGCGACGAATCAGGATCTGCTGGAGGCTCCAGGCGATCGCGGCAACCTCGCTGTTGTGGTACAGGGGCTTGCCATGGGCATTGACGCCCAGACGCACCGGCCCCTTGTCCCAGACCACCTTGCGAAGGTCCTGGAGGGCCTTGGCAACGAAGCCGGCACGAGCAGCCAGGGAGAGGCTGCGCATGGTCGCGGTGACCCACTGGTGCTCGCTGGAGAGGCCTCCGGGCACGAAGAACTCCACGGGGCGCTCCAGGCTCACGGGAGCGCCATCCAGCCAGCCCTCGACCGGCATGAAGCTCACCACCAGGTAGACCCGTTTGCGGCCTTCCTGGGTGTGGTAGTCGATCTTCTCGGCCACCGCTTCCAGGGCACCGTCGGGACGCCGGTCGATGCGGCTGGTGAGGGGATCGTGGTCGGGGACCATGGACGGAAAGATTTCCTTTCTGGCTTCGTTGGAGGCCACGCGCAAGCCGACGATTTTGCTGCTGATTTCTTTCATGGAAGGGTCCTTGTTGCCCTGGCTTGGCCAGGGCGTGGGAAGGGGTCAGAACTTGCCGTAATAGCCTTCTTTAATTGCGTCGAAGAGATTGGCCACGACATGGCTCTCACCGTCGTAGAGGACCTTCTCGTCGCCCTGTAGGCGCACCGTGGTGCCGTCCTCGAGATCGAACTCGTAGGTGGTGTTGGCCAGGTCCGCCTGCTTCACCAGCACGCCGCTAAAGGCCTCTGGGTTGTAGCGGAAGGTGGTGCAGCCCTTGAGCTTGTGCTCGTAGGCGAACAGGTACAGGTCCTGGAAATCCTCGAAGGGGTAATCCGTGGGCACATTGACCGTCTTGGAGATCGACGAGTCGATCCACTTCTGGGCGGCAGCCTGGATCAGCACATGGGCCTTGGCCGGGATGGTGTCGCTGGAGACGAAGCTCGCCGGCAGGTCTTCCAGGCTGGCGTCCGGATTGACCAGGGTGCGGTAGGCGAGCAGCTCGTAGCTCATCACCTCGACCTGCTCCTTGGACTTCTTGCCGTCCTTGATGACGTTGCGCAGGTAGCTGTGGGCGAAACTCGGCTCGATGCCGTTGGAGGCGTTGTTGGCCAGGCTCAGGCTGATGGTGCCGGTCGGC